GTCTTCCATTGCAACAGCAATGTAGTTAGGGCCCCAAGAAGGAATTCCAATATTTAAATCAAGCAATTCCGCCGCATTTCCTGAAGCAGGATTAATGATGAGCGTTCCCGTCATCGTATCGCCAGACTTTTTAACTTTCTCAACATCTAACTCTTGAATGGCAGCTTGAACTTCTATAGCAGATATGTTGCTGTCAACATAGCTGTTAGAAAAAGAAATAGCTGAGGCAGCATGAGCGCCAGTTAGATTATTTACGTGATCAGAGACAGCATCCTCTACTGCAGTAAATTGATCATCAACATACTTCTTAGAAGTTAAGTGTGTGTCTAGAGTAGGAGCAGGAGCCAATCCGTCAAACCCTATGTTTGAAACTGGCAAGTTAGGTTCCGCGGTAAAACTAGCAACTCCACTTCCGTTATTTACTGCAATGCTTGCTACGTTATGCTGATAGCTGGTATTAGACGTAAGACCTGAGTTTTGATCTTGAAAATCTAATACTAATGCATCAGCATTAATCGATACGGTTGATACAAACTGGTTAACTATATCATTTTTCTGAAACACTATACCAGTAGAAGTTTCTATTGTAATAGAACCATCATATGTAGTTCCGTTAGAGGCGTAGTTTAAAGATACTACTCCATCATATACTTCCGTACTGATGACAACATCTCCACCCGGATCATTGTAAGCCTGGACGTCCTCTGCCTCAATGGCACCAATAGGAGCAAATGAGATGTTTTCTGCAGAAAAACTTAAACCACCAAGTGTTGAGTTAATCGTGTTAATATCGCCTTGTAGCTCGGATAAGGCACCCTGAACATCTGTGGCTGCAAGATTTGTAATGCCTGCAGCGACTACGATATCATCCGCATTATGCTTTTCAGCGAGCCCTTGAACGTGATCATCGATCCTATCATTAACGCTGCTGATCTCGCTATCTACATAGGATTCAGTGCTTAAATTAGAATCTATCGTAAGATTTACTATTTTTGGGATTTCGCTTAATATGACCTTATCTTGATCAGGCCCACTCCCACCTACTTTTAATATTTCAATATCGCCATCATCTGCGGCGTTTCTTGCTCTTAGTGCTTCACCATTTAGAAGCCTAAAAAATTTACCTTTTACTGGATTTACCGACATACGTTTCCTTTTTTAAAAAAATTTCTTATAATAATTATTACTATTTAACAAAAATAATTGCAATGGGTGATTTAGACCTAGATTTAAGCTCAGACTCAGGTCTAAAATTAGACTTTGCTTTTGAATTTTTATTAATATAGTATTTTTGAATAGTTACAAACACTCGTTATCCCCCTTTAAAGATATGTTATTTGTGAGTATATTTTAACATATTTTTAGGTTAAACATGAACGAGTATAACTATAAGAATGTCAACGACTAGCCTTGATAATAGTATTTAACTCTTATAACATCGGTAGTGTCCAGTGCTTGATCTCCGCCAACTGCAACGTCGCCGGCCCAGGTTATTCTAGTTACAAAAACGGTAGGCACTATTTCTACTATTGAGACAGTGTAATCGTCGTCTTCATGTAGCAGAAGTCTATCTACTGAAACTTCTATAGTTTCTTCTATAGCCTCATACTGAAGATCTATATAGATAAGATTTGATGGCTGTGCACTCATCAAATATTTTTCTTTAGTCGGTACAAGACTCTGAACACCAGCAATTGAGTCCTGCAGATCCTGAATATCTTCTTGTATTTGGCCAAGATCAACATCATTATCAGGCATAGTTATGGTTCTTGCACCTGTTATGATTCCAGAGAAAGTAATAAAATCACTACTGCCTAACTTTATCTTTATATTATCTACTACTATAGTGTTGGTAGATAAACTGATGCTTCTATTGGCACCATCAATAATCTTAGATAGTTTACTGATCTCAACCATGCTATTCCTTCCTGCTCATCTCAAAGAAAATCTGAGCTTTAAGTCCATATCTAGACAGTAATTTATTTATATCTTTGTCTGCTTTATTTAATATGTTAGATACTCTGCTAGATATAAGTTCTTGAACTTTCTGCAATTCTTCTTCTGTTAGTTTCTCTACGTTTACTTTTTTAGTGGATGACTGCATACTATAGTTGACCTATAATCTGAAAGTTAATAAAAAGATCCATTAATAGTGGATTATCTTTGTTTTTGCCTATTACTCCAACTTTTATAACCCAGTCTCCTGAAGTAAAACCGCCAACGCCTTCGCTAGGCAGGATGTTAGTTAGACCACCAGTCTTGGATACATATATGAAATCGCCAAAATTAAAAGAGGACACATCTTCGACTTTTCCATGAGTTATAGCATAACCATAATCGCCATTGTTTATAACGTCGCTAGCTATTCCAACTACTCCAAGTGCGTGAGCATCTAGCGATACGTCTATTACCGAAAGATCGCCGCTTGTGCTTAGTCTAACTGGCGCGTGCTTCTGTATAGTAAGCCCTGAATTGTTTAGTAGGTAACTTCTAACCCTAGAAGAATCAACTAGACTTGATATAGCTGCATAAGGTCTATAAGTCATAAAACTCCAATTAAATTATATACCAGTTTGATCCATCGCTCACTACGCTTACAGATTCATATTGAATAGCTATATCTAATGAGCTAGAGAATATATCTATGCCATCTAGAGTATCGCCAGAAACGCCCTTTATCCTAACAATATTTCCGCCATCTATCTTCTTAATGTCAAAGCGTTTGCCAGAGTTTAGACTCGCAGAAGGAAGCGTTATATCGACGTTTAAGCCTAAGTTATTTACTAAAATAACATCATTAGAAGAAAGCGGATCATAGTTTGTGCCATTTATTGTTACTACATTGAGCAGGGCACCCGTAGGAGCAGAACTTATAACTAGTGAATCTGAAGTCTGAGATATAGACATACCGGCGCCAGCAACTAGTGTTCTAAAGCGCAGATCTTCTCCAACTTTAGACTGAAAAACAGCAGCGCCTAGGCCAACGTTAGATGCAGTATTTATTTCGCCATAAGCGGACTCTGAACCACCAGAACCAATAGTATGGTTGTCAATTCTGAATAGCAGTACGTCACTAAGATTAAGATCTTGAAGCGTAACTATCTGTTTAGACATCGCTCCAGCTGATCCTACTTCAAGCCAGTCTTGGCCAACTGTTAGATATTGGCCATTTAAGAATAGTTCTAGTTGACCTTCGCCAACCGTGTAACTTTTAACCTGATTGCTATTCTTAGAATCAAGCGGAAGATTCAGAGTAGTTCCAGATGCTATCAGCGATGTGACATTTATTTTTTCTTCATAGGCTTGCTCAGGAGTAGAGAGCATGACCTCATAGATTTTTTGATCTAGTTTTTTAATGGCTGCCTCAAGCAAGTCACCGTCAGAAACTGTATGCAGCGCTGAGCCAGATCCATCTATCTCTATAAAGACACCAAAACCACTGCCTACGTTAAAGTTTTCAAAGGCCTGAGTTTATCAGGAAGTATTGATTGCTGGTTATGTTGGAGGCTGCTGGAAGCGTTATTTCAGTAACTTCGGCTACTACATCTGCTATTATTGATTCATATTCTCTTACAGGAGTCTTATCCCAGAGCATTACAGAGCCGGTGCTTCCTCTTATGGCGAATACAAATATGTTCTCACTTAACGGCAACTGATCATTGTCTACGACTATTAGTGATGCTAGACTGCCTATTGCACTATTGCTATTTCTGTTTATAGAGAAATAGGCCGTTTGATTTGCCTGTAGACTAACTGTGCTTGTTAGCGTCAATTCTGTCTTATAGCCAGTAGATGGCTGAATAACTACAAGCTTAGGTGTATAGCCTGTTTTTGCAAAAACAGCGATATCTTGATAAGATCCATTTGGATTACTAACTATTGCATGAACATTCTGAAGTTCAAAAGTTAGATTTCTATCTTGAATTCTATCTGCCATCATGGCAGTTAATTTTGAAGCTCTTTCCGTTAGACTATCTGCTGAACTTGAATTATAATTTACAAAACCATCTAGTGTATTGTAGTTTAGTTCTGTAGCATAGACAGGTTTCATCATCGCTGAATTATCCATGCCTATAAATGACATTATATTTTGAGAATCTACTTTACCTATCTCTTTACTTTCGCCTTGCTCAATTTTAGTAGGACCAAGATCTGCTCTAACATACATCTCAATAGACGTAGCCTTTGGAAAACCAGAGGTGTAATTTTCAGCAACTATTGGACCAGCTATAGGAAACGTGAACTGAGTGGCAGTTTTAGGAAACACCTTGAACTCGCCATTGAAGTTACCGCTGCCTGCTATGAATACGTTGCCGTCTACATCTAGGCCATGATTAGCAGATTCAAGTGAAAAACCATATGCAGTAGAGTTAGCAGAAGTTGTTGCTGTAGCGTAATAAGCAGGTCTGGATAGCTCGTCTAAAAAAGGTCCACCAGTTTTTGATATGAAAAATATATCGCTGCTTTCAACCTCTACTTGATATTCACCATTAAAATTACTAGTTGCTAGTATTTTTATTCTCTGTTTGTCAGATAAGCCGTGTGCTATCTTTGTACATTTAGCTCGCTCTCCGTCATGATCTGTAATATCTATTAGTAATTGAGTGCAAGACAAATTGGATACATTGAGTACTCTGTCTGATCTCGATGCTAACCAACAAAGATTTCCGCCTGCCTCATAAAGAACAGGGTCTGTTCTATCAGCAACTTGAACTTCAGAGGCTAAAAATTGACCCTTAGTATATATGCCCTGAGAAGAGCCGCTTGCTCCAGAGTATGCTGCACTTAGTCTGATAGATTTAGCCTGAGATGGCGTAGTAGTTCCTCCACCTAGACTTATAGAATCATAAAATTCTTCTACTCTTAGATATAGATTATCTCCGTCGCCAGATCTCTTTATCCAGTCACCCTTAGATAGATTTTCAAAGTAGCCAAGATCTCCGTTAACATATGGCAACCCATTAAACCAGTCTAGTGGCACAGTACCGCTGTTTGCCTGCAGATCTCTCTCATGCTGTACAAACATTACCTGATTATTTAATAGTGTCTTGCTGCCAGATCGTATGATTATATCTTTAAGATCAGTCATAGATTGAAGAACAATGTCTTCAGTCCAACTAAGTTGACCAGGTGTACTGTCAGAATTTTCCCAGGTTCCTTTAGATCTTATTGAAGTAGCTAGAGCATCTTTAAATACGTTTATCAAGCTGTATGTGGATGTGTCCTCATACCAATATGTACTACCGCTTAATTCTAGTAGTCTTGTCATGACTACGTCCATCCATTCTTTTAGCGTATGGATATTTTTATCGCCACCTCTAAAAGAGTTTGGATCAGACTTATTAGATATTGTTGTATTTGGCTCTAGTCTTTTATATGCTGCAAGAGGCTCTTCTCTAAATTCATATCTTGCTAGCGGGTTTGGACCAAGACCACCGGTACCTAACCTAAACATCATGTCGCGGCAGTCTTCTATAGATTCAATGAAATTTGTACCGACTTTTATTTTACATATAGGAATTACATTGTCGGGAAATGATGCGGCAGAAACATTCACATCTGCTGTAAGTACAGATTCAGTGTTTATGTCTTGCGTAAATTCGCCACCAACTCCGCCTTCTTTATCTGGATCCCAGAAAGCGCGTGTGTCTTTTGCTGATTCAAAAGTTGTCAATACAAGATAAACATAATTTGTAGCATTTTTTCTAAGTTCTGGAACTAGCGGCGCCGCGTTAGGATCGCCTTCTTCTAGGCCATAAAAAAATGGACCAGCACTTGATTCTGGATAGTAGACTACTGAGTTAGCTATATTGATAGCCACAGTCTGAGATCCTATAGAATTACTAGGATCTACAACCTCGAATCCTTTAAGAATATACGGACGATCTGATCCCACGAATGACTTCATTAGGTATTTGAAGTCACCCTGAGTATAAGAGTCTACGCTTAAAAGATCTTGTAAATCAAGACGTTCTGCCGAACCAATCAGAACTCTTCCCAATACGGCCATGCTAGTTCCTTGTAACTATTATAAATCACTTAAATTATACCAGGATAACGCTTATCCAGGATCTATGCCACTAGAATAAACATCAATCGTTGAATAATATTGCGCCGGATATCTAACTATAAAGTTTAAGAATATACCGACTGACTTTACTTTTTTCATTAGATCTTTCAATATCTCTGTAGCAACAGATGGATCTGTTATATATGGCGCTCTCTCTGATCCAAGCCCTTGAAATTGTATACCGCCACGTCTTCTTATCATGGTCACAGATGATCCGTAGTCATGATCTTTTTTAAATATATAGGCTGGGTCAAGCGCTATTATTGAACTATTTGGCTTATAAAAGTATCTTACAGGACCTTCTTGCCTCTCTGTGCCAAAATCAAATATAAGTCTACCCTCTGCGTCAGGTATGCTATTTGGCCCTATCTCTATGTTCTTTTTAGTAGTGCCTGCTTTTATACTAGTTATAAGCGAGGCGGTAAGTGAAGATAGTACGAAGTCAGCGGACTCATCCCACAGATAAGGTCCAGGAGTACGCTCTTGCATGATAGATGACCTAAGCATAACTACGCCACCAATTTCTGAGCTTGCCGCGTCCTCCATCCTTACAGTTCCACCGCTAGAATTTCTAGCACCGCTCGAACCAGCAAATGAATATGCCTGAAACTGAGTATTACTTAGTATGTTCTTAATTTGCCATGTCCCATTGGTAGAAGGACCGCTTCCAGCACCCTGAACTGCATTTTCTATTATCACATACTTACCTACTGAATAGTTGTGGGGTGTAGCTGTAGTTACTGTTATTAGATTTGCAGAATTCCTATTAGCCGAAGATAAATTAAACTGATTTAGTGAAGAAATTGTTGGCAATTCTGGAGTTATGCCTTGCAGCAGATTTCCAACCCTAGAACTATAGGTGTATATTGGCATATCACTTACTAGTCTGCTGTTGAAATTAAATTCGTTTACGTCTCCCGTATCTGGAAAAAGCGTCTGTATTTCATTCTGAGGTATGAAGTAGAACTGTGCTCCAGTTTCTGGAAATTTATCTGGATTTACTAGTGTTAGGTTCGCAGAAGAACTACTGAATGAGATAACTTCTGAAACTACTCCGTTTATATGGCAAGCACCTTTTCTATTTCGTCTAACTACTGGTGGAGATGACGGAACCTCAACTACTATTTCTCCAGGCGAAACTTCCCAGACTATAGCTCGTCTCTCTTTAAGAAAGACATTGTTTTTTACCGGTGTCATAAATCTCACTATAGAAGACGAAGATGTGGTAAAAGTTTCTGGCGTGGCAAATAGGTTATTAAATTTAATATAGTTAGCGACAGCATCTAGCTCTGTTATTAAAAAACTACCAGCGTTGCCAGCTCTGTCTATTATAACTACATCGCCTTCTTCCAGCTGATCTATGCCAGGATACTCACCATTGCCTGTATATGTCATTGTGACAGAATCGCCTATTTTCGTTATCTGCCATTCCGTAGCAGTGCCAAATCCTGCCTCAGTATTAAAACCATCAAATTGAAAAGCTATATTTGCTCTTCCGCCAGTTATAGCGACTGATCCTCTTGCTCCAACAGTGTTAGTGAATATTCTTATGGACACTTTTTTAGTTATAGCATTCTCAAAAGCTATAGCATAAGAACCAGAGGCTTGTCTATTTATTACAGAGACTACTTCTATGGCTGATGCGCTGCCTATATTGGTAAATTCACTCTCATTGAATACTATTCGTTCTTTAGTGTACGAGTCTATCTCGTACTCTAGCTCCCAGCCATCTTTAAGACTAAAAGGCTCATTCAGTATCGATGATGTATAAGATGTTGTTGACTCTTTGTTATAGAAAATATCTACAAGATCATCAAATATAGCCTTTACTTGCTTTGGATTATAAGCCATTACTGGAATAAACCGCCTAAAGGTAGGATCATCCATGCCAATAAATCTAGGTCTCTGAACCATATTTGCAGCACCAAGTCTATCTAGATATGGCCTGCTTGCTGTTTTTACAAAAAACTGATTTCTTACAGCCTCGATAAGCTCCAGAGTCTCCTGATCTGATTCTCCAACGGTACCTATGAGTGCCTTCCAAACAGTGTTTTGCTGCGTGTTAAAAAGCGCAGGCATTTGATCATGTAAACTATCGATCATGTTCTTGTTTGCGGGCATATTTAACCTTAGGTAATACTAATATCAGAAGGCTGAATAAAAGCTTTTTCGCCCTCAGATATAGATATTCTTTCGTTGTTTGGTGTAGGCGAAACAAATGTTACCGCTTCAACACCTACTATATTCTTAATTCTTACAATTATGTCAGAGAGTATCACGTCTTCGCCTACTCCAAGATTAGACACATAGCTTATTATTGCTGAAGCTATCTCGTCGGTTATCTCACTTAAGTTAACACCATCTTGTGTTGTTATGTCTACAGATATAGATACTTTAACAGGTATAGGCGGAAGAACTTCTATCGCACTTCCAACTGCTTTTCTGCCAGGAAAAGAGGACGAATCAGGGTCAAATCCATCTACAATTCTTTGAACTTTTCTGAGTAGTCCTGTATAGTATTTATAACCGTCTATACCAACTACTATCGAGTTATCATAGCCAATTTTACCTACACTAGATATAAAGCTAGAGTTGTTCTCATTCCATTTATAATCGCGATCTCCTCCAGAAAGATATACTATACGTCTATTTTCGTTTAGCGGATCTATGGCTGTATGATAGACTTCTCTTATTGACGTAAACTTATTGTCATCATTTTCAGTTATTAAGAATTTACTATTTGCTAAGCCAGCACTAACATCTATTTCAGAAAGTCCACTAGAATTATTTACTCTAATATACTGTCTACCAGATAAGCCATCTGTTCCTAGATCCTGGATATCAAAGTTTCCTGAATTAGAAAGACTAAACCAGCTATCGCTTGTATTTTCACTAATGAATAAGTTGTCACTAACTCTTGCTGAGTCGCCTTCTAGTATTCTAATATCAGATGCATTATTTAAGTAAACGCCTTTGCCTATATCTGAGTTTTGATCTAGTGCATGAGAAGGAGAGTTTCCGCTGTCTCCAGTGTAGCTACTACTTAGTGTAACTATTGTAGCATCTTTAGCAAGCGAAGAATTAAATCCACTTACTTGAACCAGCAGTGTGTCTTCGTCTGTTGTTTTCTTAACCCAGTCACCAATACTCAAATTACTAAAAGTTCCAGGTATGCCAATTACGATATTAGAATTAGATGTCCATGTTGGCTCTAGGCTATAATTATTAAAGGCAACAAATGTGTCCAGCTTTTCTAGCGCCTGCATATTTCTATAGACAATAGAATCGTTGTCTAGCGCCAGTATTCTAAACGCACCGTTATTTGCAGAGCCAAAGCTAGATCCACTTACTAACAGTAAGTCGTCTACTGCTGCACCACAACTTAAAAATTTAGGCGAGTCACCATCAACCAAAGAAAGCCTATTCATACCGTTATGCCCAAGTGACTCAATCTTGTAGCGAGTTCTAGTTTGCCCAGGTTTGAGAATTAGACCTGCAGGAGAAATACTTAGCGCATTTGAATTAGTTGAGGCGTACGTAAATTTATTTGAGTCTACTATGCTTAGAACTATTCCAGTATTTGGACTCGCACTGCTTGGAATATCTATGGCTGTAAAAATATCGCCAACGTCTAGACCATGAGGATTTTCTGTAGTTGCAGTTGCTATATTCGAAGCTATAGCTATAGACTGAATCTTATTAGGCGCTGAGTGTGCTAGATGCCATTCTAGTGCAGGTGCTGCAGATATTATAATCTCGTTTCCACCTATCTCTGTAGCAGACATAGCTTTTCCATCTGGATTTTCTACGTCTAGATATTTGGCAGATTGATTTACTGCCACTATAGGAAGTCCACCAATCACATTAGAGCCAGTATTTTTACAGAAATTACCTGTACTCCAGCCGTCTACTGCTATACCACTTTCAGAAAATAATGTTAATAAGCTGCCCTCGGTTACCTGAGAAAGTGTAGCTCCAGGAGTTTGACCTATGCTAAAGTCACTAGATATACCATTAATAGAGAGTGCTATGCCTAGTTTGGCTATTATCTGATTAGGTGTATCTGTACTTAATACGTCTACTCTAACAATATTATCTGCAGATATAGGCACAGTAGCATCAGCTACGCCATTAGTCGTCACACCAAATATAAATCCAGGTGAAGGCGATCCATTTGAGCCTGCAGTTATCGGGCCATTTTGCGAGCTAGTTGCTGTTATAGAAGCTAGAGCAAAACCATCATCAGAACCAGCAGTTACTACACTAAAATTAAAATTCGTAGATGGAGTACCGTCAGCACCTGCAGCTACTAAACCATTGTCTGCATTATTTACAGTTATAGTTGCGCCGCTTATAGTCTCGCCTGTTCCAGGAGAAATCAGAGAAAAGTTAAAACCAGTAGCATCAGCACCAGCACCGTCTACTCCAGCAGTTATTAAACCAACTTGTGCATTGGTTACAGTTATAGTAGCAGAATTAACAGTTGTTCCACTGCCAGAGCCAGCAGTATTAAATATGTAAGCTTTAGCATTACCGCCGTCTGCGCCAGTCGTTGCTATAAAATTACTAGAAATGGAAACACCGGAGCCAAAACTGGTTCCAACGTTTTCAAAAGGGTTATTTAATGTAGAAAGTAATCCCCAGTTATCAACTCCGCCTTGATCTTTATAGAATACATACGCTTCACCAGCGTCAACAGTTGTATCAGTAGAACCATCATCACTATATGCGCCTACTATTATGTAGTTGCCACTGATAGCGGCTGACCAGCCAAATAAATCGCCGGCATCTGGGTTAGGCGATGTTAACGTTTTAATCAAGCCCCAATTTTCAGTTCCGCCGTAATTTTTCTTAAAAATATGCAGATATTCATATGGAGTTTCAAGTGCTATGATATAGTCGCCACTAATATTTACTGAATAGCCAAAATTACCATTTGGTGGCCAAGTAGAAAAATTTGGAGCAGTGATAGTTTTGACTAATCCCCAGTTATCAACTCCGCCCTGGTCTTTCTTATACACAATAATAGTTGAATTAATAATTGAAGATAAGTTAGATGGCTTTAATACTAAATAATCACCACTTAAATGTAAAGGCGCGCCACTATTGTTGCCAGCAACCTCAAATCCAGGAGTAAAACTCTTGATTAAGCTCCAGCTCTCTAGTCCCGTATCTTTCTTAAATATATATACTTCGCCAGCATCATTGACTGTATCAGTAAAACCATCGTCACCTGCAGCATGTACCGCGATATAGTTTCCGCTTATTGCAACATAGGTACCAAATCGATCGTACAAGTCTTCATCTGGTGAATTAAGTGTAGCAGTAAGTCCCCAGTTATCAATTCCGCCCTGATCTTTTTTGTAGACGTAGGCTTCACCAGCAGCACTGATAGCATTAGTAGAACCGCCGTCCTCAAAAGCACCGACGACTAGATAGTCTCCATCTGCATCAATAATAATACTATTGAATCCGCTAAAAGGCAGCGTCTTGATTAGTCCCCAGTTATTTAATCCACCTTGATTTTTCTTATGTATGAAAACTGATGATAGCAGGCCATTAGATCCGACAGCGAACATGTAATCGCCTGATATTTTTGTATATATACAATTGTAACCGCTAGGAGTAGCTGCTGCTTTAATATAAGAGCCAGGGGTTATTACTGGTGCAGTTGTAGTTGTTACTATTGCGCTAGCAAAAGCTGAATCATTGTCAATAATATTCGCCGTCTTAGTAGCCACTTCTTCAAAATCATCATTGGTGCTTATATTAATCTCTCGCGACCTAGTAGTGGTTCCTACCGCAGGTTCAACTGTTCCGCTGTTATTGTTGTCATACCAGAATTTAACAGTATCTCCGTTACCAGCTTCTAGTACAAAATAAGAACCATTAAGTGAGTTAGAGACGTCTGGTTGACAGCCTATTGTCTGTATAGCGATATTGCCAGGAACCGTCGTGGTTGTCACTGTTGCACTAGCAAAAGCTGAATCATTATCGATCGCATCAGCTGTTTTAGTAGCTACTGCTAGAACATCGTCATCTGTATCTACATTAATCTCTACTGATCTATCGGAAGGAACAGCAGGAACACCCGCTACGCCAATAGTATCTATTGACAAAATAAAATTCGTAGGTGTAGTGCCGTCAACTCCAGCATTAACTGGACCATCAGCAGAATTAGTCACTGTTATTGTCGCAGGACTTAGACCGTCAGGTGTTCCAGTCAAAACCACACTAAATGTAAAATTAGTAGCAGGAGTACCGTCAGTGCCAATCGCTACCGGTCCAGAGTCAGCATTTGCTAAATCTATAGACGCTGGAGTTGGAGTTGCAAGATTGATACTATATATATATGCTTCACCAGCGTCATTTAAAGTTTCAGTAGAGCCGTCATCAGAAGATGCTCCAACCACTATATTGTCGCCGTCTACAGCCACTTGACTTCCAAATCTATCTCCGTTCTCATTAGGTGAGTTAAGTTGTTTTAAGAAACCCCAGTTATCAGTCCCGCCTTGATTTTTATAGAATAAGTAAGCCTCACCAGCGCTACTAACGCCATCAGCAATACCTCTATCGAAAGGTGCACCTACTACTATATAGTTACCGCTAATAGCTACTGACCAGCCAAAATAATCATTTGCATCTTCATTGGAAGAATTAAGCGTCTTAATTAAACCCCAATTGTCAGTTCCGCCTTGATCTTTATAAAATACATAGGCTTCACCAGCGCTACTTATAGCATCAGTAGATCCGTCATCGCCATATGCACCTACTACTATATAGTCACCACTAATAGCTACTGAATAACCAAATTGATCTGCAGTATCTTCATTGTCGGAATTAAGTATCTTAATTAAGCCCCAGTTATCAACACCACCCTGATCTTTTTTGAAGACATAAACTTCACCAGCGTCAATAATAGCGTCTATGGATCCGTCATCAACGAATGCCCCTACTGCTATGTAATCACCACTAATAGCTACTGACCAACCAAATTGATCTCCAGTATCTTCATTGTCGGAATTAAGTATCTTAATTAAGCCCCAGTTATCAACACCACCCTGATCTTTTTTGTAGACATAGGCTTCACCAGCACTACCAATAGCATCAGCAGTACCATGATCTGTTCTAGCCCCTACTACTATATAATTACCGTCTATAGCTACTGAGTTACCAAATGTGTCTCCATCATCTTCATTGTCGGAATTAAGTGTCTTAATTAAGCCCCAGTTATCGGCTCCACCCTGATCTTTTTTATAGACATAGGCTTCACCAGTACCAATAGTACCAGTAGAACCTTCATCGCCATATGCACCTACTACTATATAGTCACCATCTATAGCGACTGAATAGCCGAATGCGTCATCTGTGTCCTCATTGGGTGAATTAAGTGTCTTTATTAAACCCCAGTTGTTTGCTCCACCTTGATTTCTTTTAAAAATATAAGCTTCACCAGCAGTAGTGATAGTGTCAGTAGAGCCGTCATCTTGAGGTGCTCCTACCACTGCGTAGTCTCCGCTGATAGCTACTGAGTTACCAAAAGCATCTGCTAAAGATTGATTAGAGGAATTAAGTTGCGCAACGAACCCTGTATTAGAAATTTCAGGCGTTATTAGCACACTTGCAAAAGCTATATCAGATGATATTGCTGTAGCTGTATGTGTAGCTACTGCATCAGAATCATCATTTGTAGATATGGAATTGATCTCTACTGACCTAGTAGTGGTTCCTACTGCAGGCTCAGCTGTTCCGCTGTTATTATTGTCATACCAGAATTTAACAGTATCTCCGTTACCAGCTTCTAGTACAAAATAAGAACCATTAAGTGAGTTGGAGATATCTGGTTGCAGCTGAATTCTTTGTATAGAAGGCACCCCAGATCCTGGCATTATTACGCCTGGTGTTACTATTGCACTAGCAAAAGCTGAATCATTATCGATCGCATTAGCTGTTTTAGCAGCAACCTGATTCACATCATCGTTCGTGTCTATATTAATCTCTAGCGATCTAGTAGTAGTACCTACTGCTGGTTCAGCTGCTCCGGCATTATTATTGTCATACCAGAATTTAACTGTATCTCCGTTACCAGCTTCTAGTACAAAATAAGAAGTATCCAGTGAATTAGATACATCTGGCTGACATTCGATAAGCTGTATAGACGGTGATCCTGGTATGCCTAAACCAGGCTCAGTTGTGCCAGCATCATTGTTATCATACCAGAATTTAACCACGTCGCCGTTTCCAGCATTAAGTGTAAAGTAAGAACCATCTAGTGAATTAGCTATGTCTGGCTCACAATCGATATCATGAACAGTAGGAGACCCGGTAATAATTCCTCCAGGTGTCACTGCCGCGCTAGCAAAAGCTAGATCGCTGTCTATTGCTGCTGCTGTTTTAACGGCTACTTCATTTACGTCGTCATCTGTGTCTATGTTAATCTCTACCGACCTAGTAGTAGTACCTACTGCTGGCTCTGTTGCTCCGGCGTTATTATTGTCATACCAGAATTTAACAGTATCTCCGTTTGGAGTTTGTAATATAAAGTAAGAAGCATTAAGTGAGTTTGCTACATCTGGCTGACAACCAACTGTCTGCACAGATGGGGTTCCGCCTATCAGCATAACAGGAGGCGTTAGATTACCGTCTACAGAAAACCATGCGATCCAGCTAGAATCAGCACTGTTTATAAATCTAAGATAATCTGCATGATCAGGTACTCCAGAAGAAGTTACTCTGAAAACTAGATTGTCATCAGAGTCTCCAGCCTGAGTTACTTCTTGATGAATTTCGCTATTTGATGTTAATGCACCTATTGCATTTCGCATTTGCGGATTGTAGTCTACGGATCCTTCGTCTGTATCTGACAATATGAGATATGAACCTGAATCATCATGAGTCCATCGCCAGACAATTCCAGGAGTAGGATAGCTAATTGGATCTAGCGAGTGAGCATCTACTATATTTATCTTAGTATACTGATTAAAATTAGTATTCTTAGAATTATACATGTACTCGCAAGTGCTGTCATTCTTCTTAACAACATCTATACTGTCATTTTGACCTAGTCTGCTTATGCGCTCAACCCCATAGTCATTTTCAAGTTGAACATGGTGTCCTGGCTGAAGTGTATTTGGCGAAGCTGGTATTTTAAACTGCAAGAAATTATCAGAATCTTCAACTATCTGAGAGCTTCCTATTAATTTAAATTTTGCGTTATTTGCACTACCACCCACTATTTCTATAGCTCCACTAGATCCAAGCTGCTGTGATTTTATCTGTATTGAACTGCTGTCATTGGCAACAGAAACTCTAGACACTATATTTAGCTGTGAAAGCGCTCTATGTGTCATATGATGTGCTAGATTATCTAGAGTTGATGGTATAAGTTTAAATTTTTCACCAGTAGTTCCATCTAGATTTATTGCAGTATCTAGCTCGTATAGTGGCGTTACGCCTACTAGAACTAGTGGTTTTTTAAGTTGAAAATTAGGATTAGCATTTTGAAAACTTGATATCCAGTTCTTTGAGTCCCAGAAAGATATAAAATCATGATAATTGCTAGAAGGATTAGGATTATGATAGTAGGCTACTTCATTGATAGCGACGCCAGTTATATCTCTAGTGGCCTTAATCAATGTGCCAGATGTGTGCTCTACTGCTTCAAGCATAGGATTTGTATTTATTTTAGCAACTATGTCTGCAATAGTATTCTGTTTTATAGAGAAAATTTCTAGCTTATTTACTAGATTTATAGTTTCATAGCTGTCAGCAACTCCAGCTATATCTAGTAAAAATGTAAAACCTGTAGGCACTACTCCGTCTTGGCCTGCAGTAACTGGGCCATTGACTGCATCTACTATAGATATGGTGGCAGAAGTTCCAGAGGCATTTGTCACAGAAGCAAAGGCTGGGTCTCCTGCCATTATGATGGCAGTTTTTGTGGCGACATCTATATCTGTGTCATCGTTAAGGATGTCGATCTCCCAGCTTCTAGTTGTAGCTATTGAAGCAGGCTCTAGTGTACCGCTGTTGTTATTGTCATACCAGAATTTAACCGTATCGCCATTTGCTGCGCTAACTATAAAATAGCTTCCATTTAGACTTCCACTAGAGTCTGCAACGCATACTATCTCTTGAACTGAAGCTGAACCTACTGCTGTTGCTACTCCGTCTATGCTATAAAAATCTAGTGTTTTAGCGATATCATCCTTTTGAAGAATGCTGAAAGTTCCGCAATTTGCTGTTGAAAATCCGCTTGTTTCACCTATAGATATGACATCACCTATATTTATAGAATTAACACTAGCAGTAGTAGGAAATTTTAACCTAAGTATGCTAGAGCCTAAGTCTGTCAGTGTGAACTGGTCTCCTGGAGAGATGTCTGTATTTATTGCGCTGTTTGAACCAAATACATATCTAAAAGAAGTTACGCCTGGAATTGTAGATTGCACAAGCGTGCTCTCGCTATCGGCAGTACTAGGGTAGTCGATTCCAAAAGTATATTGTTCGCCTATTGGACCATAGTCGCTAGCTCTTATTATCATGGCTGCGCCATTATCATAATACCAGTTTCTAGCTCTAAACCATATATTGTAGTCGTTAAAGTTAGTGCTCCCCTGAGATGGCAAAGTGCCCCAGATATCTGCTTTACCGAAATCAATACCAGACTCGTTATCTATGTCATCTGCAGAGAATGCTATGCTAGTAGGTATGAAATTTGAAAGCTGCGAACCGCTATTGATCTGACCAGTTCTTGAGAGTGGCATATCTATGGTTTTAGCTATAGGATCATTGTCTAGTATCATTACGATATTATCTTCGGATGAAAGTTCTAGACCTTTAACTGCACTATACTCATCTCCAGCAGTGTAATCCATTAGAGTTCTAGGCGTAGAGTTTCTTGTGCCTATTTGACTTGAGCTTAATATGGACCTAATATTTCTTGATTGGCCCTTATTTTGACCACTTGTTATTTCTATGAAATCGTCATAGCTTATATCATTTAAAAAATCCGTAGCAGTGTCAGTTAATGTTTCAGAATAAAAACCAGAGCCGTCAATGCTAGGCTGTGAGTTTGCAGTAAGTGAACCTCTTATTTCGCTATAAACGTGTCTATCTAGCCAAACATTATCTGATTCTGGCTCAGATCGTTTAAACATTGTTAAGTAACTTTTGCTTGGAATAACATTCGCTATATGCGACTCAGTTCCAAGCTGAGTGCCTTGTGCAGTATTAAAAACTCTAGATGCTGCACCTACAGAAACAGGTATAGCAATGCTTCCACTTGTTTCAGTAGCTGAAGTAATTTTTATATAGCTTGTTCTAAAAGTTTTTGCTTCTACGCCTTTAATTAAACTGTTAATAGATGCAACTACTTCATTTATGCTAGCAGAGACTGGAGCTGACAGCGAAGAAGCTCTCCATATCTGCGGATACTTATCGGAATAGAATGCCTGAATATCAAGCGCATCCAATATTGCATAAGATCCGCCAGAAACCATGTTTACATTTTTTACATCTAGGTAGCTGTCTACTCCAGCATATAAATGTTCGCCTTTTGCATGTACCTTAAATAGACCGCTAGAAGCGTCATCTACCCAGCTGCCTGATCCAGGCGGATCAATTAGTGGATTTGCTCTAGTTTCGCCTCTGCTAACTATATAGATATAGTCACCAGCTTGTACATTGCTAAACGAAGATATGGCACTAGACATTATTCTCATAATGCTGTTGCCTTGATCTAGTAGAGTTATAGTAGACGCAATTGGTAGACTAAGCGATCTTGGAACAACTCTTGCAGCATCTGCTACAATGACCATCTCTGCGGGTCTATTACTAGAATCGTTAGATAAATTAAATATTCCGTTAGATGCAGCGCTGGATACTATGAATCCCTTTGAGTCACTTGATCCGGCTGTGATAGTATCTCCAGCCTCTATATCTACTTTAATTTGTAGATTACCATTCTGCCTATTAAGGATAAAATCAGAATTTTGACCACTAGACTCTAGTGTCTGAGAGCTAAACATGTTTTCTAGATATGATCCGCCAACTATCTTAATAGAAGACTCTTCGCCACCTTTATTTGATGTAACAACAAGCCTTCCAGCAGCAGTTGCCGTAGCAGTCAATCCTGCAAACTTATAGTTAAATACACGAACCCAGTCTTGAAGAGTTACAGAAAAAAAGCTACTGGCGCCAAAATCTAATAGTGTAAAACTACGATCTTGAGGCGGAGTATCGTCCACAGAAATTATTAAGTTACCGCCAGTAGATATTCCCCATGTAGAAAATTCTACGGTCGCTACAGAAGCAGACAGCTCTTTTTCTCTTAGCAGTTTATTATTTTTATATAGTTTTATATTTGAAAATTCATTTAATGGAAATTTTAGCGATGAGTTAGCATCGAATCTCCCACCATCTCCTGTGACTTTAATTGTCTCAGCTGTATGATCTGTTGGATACAGTAGAAGTCTAGACGAATTCTCTGTCAATCTACACTTAAAGCTGACTGATTTAGTGTTTATTGTTGTAGCTAGATCATAGATACTCACAGAAGAAATATTGCTAAAATCAGAATCATAAAGAACGATAGATTCCTCTAGTCCATCTACTTCAACTTTAAGAGTCATAGAGTCTGCTAATAGATATGGCGCTTCTGCAAGATTTACTACCTGAGCTCTAGGTAGAGGATAGTTAGCGAGCTGTAAAAATTCTTCGCTGCCATTAGCTGAGGCCAACAATAGATCTACAGACTGTCCTTTATAGCTTGGTTGAAAACCTTGACCATCATCTATATAGATAATGCTTGGGTCTGCTATTGATGCTGGCTCTGTTATATTGGCAGATTCAACCTGCTTGCCATCTGTTTCCTCAGAAACACCGTATATAGCTGATAATATAGCTTGACGAGTACCTCTCGATAAAGAGTTCGAATATGCTTTTATTCTATCTCTAAAAGATTCATCTGATTCTGCATCTCTGCCATTAGTAAAAGCAATAGTATTTGTTACAGCAGCGCCCAAAAATGGCGGCGTCGAAAATCTTGTTATGGTGTTTATCCCAGCATTTCCAGATGTGCCAGCGTTTACTGCAACAACGGGAACTGAGTCCACAAATGTTTCACCAGCTGGAATTACCGCATTTCTTAGCGTTACATAGCTGATATCTGGACTAACGTTATTTGCAGGTATTCTTACTAGCGTATTAGCTGGTATCTGCCTATCAGCTGTCCCTTGGCCATCTATAACGCTGTCAGTAAGAAGATGATCTTTCTGAAGCGAGGCTCCTAGAGTTATAGTATAAAAACTACCATTGTCTGTAATGGATGTATATGGAATTGGACCTTCAAAATTCTGAGTACCTCTACCAATATAGAGATTTCCAGTGAGATTCCACTCAGATGCATTTGCCACGTACAGAGTAGTAGCTCCTCTTATAGGGGCAGGCTTTATTGAGTATAATCTGGTGCTTCTCTTTGTGATATTTGTATCGGTAATCTTGATTTGACCTGAAGCTCTAGCCGCGACGTTTCTAGTAAGGCCATAATTAGAGCCATAAGAGTCTAGATCGTTGTTTCTAACGGCGTCTATGTTCATTAGCTCTAGAACATTCAGTATGGCAACATTGTTTTCAAAGTCATTAGAGGCAGCCGCTTCAAGTAGAGTTAGCAGCGCGGATCCGGTATTGACGTCATTTATCGCAGTATCGGCAATGATTTTTCTTACCATTGCTCCCAGAATTTGATTATAGCTTTTAATCTCTACGTTAGCCATGCGTCTTCCTATATATTTATGTTAAAGCTTATGGGTATATTCTGATCTGATCCAGCCAGTTTAACTATCAATTTAACCTTAAATGCTGATACTGGCTTTGAGTCCAGACTATTCACATACTCTATATTCAGGGACTCTATGTTAGAAAATCTAGTATCTGCTTTTATGGCAGAATCTATAGAGTCAACTAAAATTCTTCTCACCGCGTCCACATCTATGTTGCTGTCACCGATTACACTTATAAGGCCATAGTCTTTATGTCTAATAAGTTCACCCTGTTCAACTGACATCTTTAACTTGATAGCCTGTATGGAGTTCTCTATTCCATAGACTGGCTGTATGTCGTTATTAGAGTTAAAAACTAAGTCACCTTCAGTATTTATACTTAAGTCTACTTTTTGTCGCTTTTCTATGTTGTCACTTGTTTTTAAAAACCAAGGCGTTTCACTTCTTAGGTCATCTGGTAGAGGATCAGAGGACGGTATTAGAACAAAAAAGGAACTATTTATCGTATTAGATTTATAAACTCTAACGTAAGCTCCTTCTGATACTTTATAGCGGTCTAGATCTTTTTCACCATCTAGTTCTAGTATTATGTCGTCAGATATAGGAATCTGTCGTATTGCTGCAACTACTCGCTGCTCTGGAAAATTTTGAGTCGTGGACTGCAGCAGTATAGGCTGACCAACATAAAAAAGATCTAGCGCTGGTTGACCAAGAAGTAATCCGCTGATATTTATCTTATTGTCTACGCCGTTAGACATTATAAAGAGTTTTTGGCCAACCTCATCAATATAAGGCGGTTTTAAGCCATTAGCTATAGCTATGTCTATCCATCTATCAGGTGATCCTAGTGTTCTTTGAGCAAGAGACTGCAGATCTTCACCATAATTTAACTTAACTAGTGTGCCAGAAAGGTATGAGATTATATCAATATCTGGGTTATTTGCATTAGCTTTTGCTAGTGCAAAAGGATCAACCGATGCAGTTTCTAGTGAAAAATAGTTAGCCAATATATAGTTTATCATGTCTATTGATTTCATCAACTCATTCATGGCATTCATGTCTTTATTTTTGACATCAACTCTAGCTGGGCGTGAACTTCTTTTATAGACTGTGTTATAGCTATCGTCTTGTAATCCAACTTTATCAGCCATGGCGTCTCGCTCTATTTCTAGCTCAGAGCGCATGTTGAGAAAATCTGATCTTATATATTTCTGCACTTCTTCTATTTTTGATTTAACTATTGCAGATTCTTCGCCGTTTAGTGCTATTGAATTTATATTCGTAGAGTCGAATATAGAATAAAATATATATATGATATTCTTATTATCAAATGGGTTTTTTTTATTTTTAGAATTTCTTTCAGTTCTTATAAAGCGAGTAAATAATTCTATTTCACTTCTGAGGCGCTCTGGATCCTGATAGCTAGAAACAAAGTCAAGATATGTGGCTCTGAGCGTTTCCCAGTTGTCTCTAAAATAAGGCCATCTCAGTCTTATTAGTTCTGGAATATCTGCCAGAGTAAGCAGAGAATTCTCTCTGACCTTGACCCAGAGATCTAGCTTGGATAGCGGCTCTATAGCTCCTTCCATGTCTACTAGCATTATAAACCTATAGATTTAAAGGCTGAAACTATACCGTAAGCAGTATTTTTTGCAGCTCTTACTTTATTAGATATCTTTGAAAATTCTGTTGTGTTCAGCCCATCTAGTCCGAAGCGACCTAGGTCTAGCGAAACAGGTTTTATAGCATCATCAATTGATCTAAGGTTATAGGCTCTCATAGATATGCTATAGTTATATAATAGTGGACTTGAGGCGTCTCTGGTCATCGAGAAACTGGTAATGCTAACGTCGTAGGCATTATTATCTTTGTAGTTAAAGAAGGATAGTGGGTGACCGGTCTTTGGTTTTTTACCCAGAGCAACGCTGTCCTTGTACTCTAGTAGAAACTTGTAAAAATTATGAAAAGCTACGTAGCCAGATTCGTCATTTTTTATTGCGCTAACAGCAACACTTTCCGACGCACCTTTTACTTCGCTATATTGCTGCTGTATCTTGTCTATAAGGCTGCGCGTTTTTCTAAAAAAAGATGAAGCTGGATTTGCATTTATATCTATAGTAAAACCGCTTCGACCCTCAGCTGGTCTAGTTGATCCAGCTTTGGCTTCTTTTTTATGATAGAGCGGAGCCATACCCGTTGTGCCAGATATATTTATGTCAAAATAGCGCTGCTCCGAATGCTCCTCGATAGTTCCATACATAGTGGGCACTACTGCTGTAGCAAAATGAGTATTTATCTGAATGTTGCGAGGCGATATGGGTAGGTTAAAATAGCTAGACTCACTATCTGTTTTTCGCCACCTAAAAGTATAGGGAAACTGCTTGTACCAGTTACTGGATACCGTCGCATATCTTTCAGATACTGTCTTATTTTCGGCCATATAAACTCCGAATAATATTATATACTGAAAATAGTTACGCTTTCCTTGTCTTTAAAATATTTAAGGTGTTTATGGAGCTTAGGCAGTCTTCGATTAGGGCTCTACTTACGCTAATTTGAAATCTAATATCATTCAATCTAGCTAGTGTACCGTTAGATTGAGTTAGACGTAATTTTATTATGCTAAAGAACTCTTTTTCTCTTTTTTCTGATCTAGATTCTAAGTATTTGATTCTATTAGAAATCTTGCTATTTACATCAGTTATGATATACTGAATACAGTCTTTTATTTTTTGTGATCTAAGTTTTTCTAGACTATTATCATCTAGACTCTGTGGTATTGAAGCCAGTATTGCCTCTATCTTAGAGTCTAAATCTTGCCAGAATATTTTTTCAGTCTCTATCTCGGCGTTGTATAGGTCAGTAACCAGGTCTCTGGATATCTTGCTTTTCCAGGCTGCTAGCTGCGGCTTACATTGCCATAGCTTAAATTTAGTCACGTCATTCATTGACGGCGTGCTGTCCTGGCTTGATGCAACTCCATGTAGTAAGGTTAGAGCAACTATTGCCTGCTGACGTAATTCTGGCTCTGTTGCTCCAGCATAGGCCCTATCTCTTGACCATATGCCAGAACCAGCTGAAGTGCTTATAAAGTGCGGAGATATACCGCTGCCTATGCTTTGTCTTGTTCGACTTATTGGAAAATAAGGATATATAAAGAATTTAAGTCAATTCTTATATCAGCCTCTTCCTCTTTACATACAGAATCTAGTCTAAATAACTCTTTTTCTAGTTCAACAAGATCTTTAAGAATTTCCCTATCGTTGCCTAGCTCTTCTAGTCTTCTAGATATGTCTGCATCTATAATATTTACTATTGACTTCATGATGCTTTTGTTTTTTTAGTAAGTTTTACTATAGCTTGGCTAATAACCGGACTACCCAGATTTCCAGTGCCCTGTATTCTAGTTATTTCATATATAAGAGGGTACTTTCCTCCTGCTAAAAGTGTCTCGCCTGAGGTAGTAAGTTTGCCCTGTATTTCTGTGTCACCTTTCTGCGATATGTTTCCTTTTATAGCCATGTCGCCTTCTTGAGACCAGTTGCCCTTAGTCTTTATGTCTTTTGCCTCTGCATCTATTAGTTCAGATGATTTTACCAAGGTCTTCTTGGTCTCAAGACTCCACTCTTCGCTAGATTTAAAAGCAGTTTTCTTTGTATTTACATTAAACTCTTCTTCAGAGTTAAAAGTAGTTAGTTTATTATCTATAGTGTAGGATTCCTCTTCCTTGTCGATAGTAAGGAGTGTTTTACCTGAGCCTATAAATATCTTATTTTGCTCTTTATCTAGCATTAGATATTGCGGTCCAGTAGTTGAGTTATCCGTTAAAAAATATGAACCGTTTTTGTCGAATTGATAAAAGCTAGAGCCAATTTCATAGTTGTATTCTGGTTCTGGATAGAGCGAATTCTCGCTTGGCGGAGAATTAAGCGCACTTATGTTAGTTGGAATACCTTTAAAAGTTACACGATATTCGCCACTGCTGTTTATTACTTCCTGTATTCCATTAAATTCTTTTATATACGATATGCTGCCGTCTGCAGGTAGAATTTCTTTTCTGCCTAGGTGTGACAATGCACCAATTATTACGCCTTCTAAGATCTGACCATTTATGCAGGCCACTAGAACTGTATCACCTGCTACGCACTTTAGATTTCCATAGCTTACATTGGAGCTACCAGGATCAAAGCCTCTTAGATTAAACTCTTCATAGTTATATAGTCCACCAAACTTGACTAAAATTGTACATGTTATAGGTACGAGTCTACCTCTATCTATTGTCTCAACTATATATTTGGTTTGATTTTTTTCACTTGAGTAAACCAACTCCCTAACTGTTCCAACTTTAATAGAATAATCCCTATTGCTTGCGCCGCTAAAAAGATTATGCTCGTCCTCTATATATTCTTTAGGAAGATCGTTTGATATTCTCATTTATTGCCACCTAATTTTTGTGCATCTGGATCAGCAAAAGATGAAGAGGTCGATGCTCTGTAGTTCTTTTCTTCAGTAGGCGTTAGAAGCGAGGCATCCTGATCTAGTGCGCCACCACTATCGGTCTGTATTCTATTTAAGTTTTCATCTACAAATATACCTCTAGAAAATACTATGTTTGTAGTAAAAGATCGATGATCTTCTTCATATGAAATATTGTGAGATATCGATTCAACATGTGCAATAAAGAAAATTGTTTCTTTTTTATTTTTCTGAATATCGTTGAAGTTGTTATTTATGTCTAAAACTCTAGAGTCTATCTTGATATTGTCACCAACCTGAATATATCGATCCTGTCCTACTAGATGCAGTGATCCGTTTAGCATAGTGTGAGTATGGAAATACCATTCTTTCATTAAATATTTTAGGCCATGCATCTTACTAATGTCAGCATCACGGGCTATAACTGCGTTAGGGAGAACGTATGTTGTCTCTCGCCTGCTCCTAAGGCCATCTCTCGCTATAGATCTGGGATCATAGAAATTGCTACCAAGAGCAAGATAGTTTGCCATAGCCTGAGTGTCAGTGCCGCTAAACGCATACGAGGCATCTATAGATACCTCTACGAAATTGATCTTATCTCTCCAGTTGGTTCCGCAGCTACTAAACAATACATCGTTGTAGTCTATTTCTATACATCTTATATTCTTAAATTCAGAAACATATTGATCTACAAGACTACTAACTGAGTCACTAGACTTGCCATCACCAACATAATAGCTATCATTATATAAACGAGATTTATCTACTACGAATGGTTTGCACCTATTGTATAACGCTAGGGACGGCGTGCTTTCATTTTCAAATCTAACTTCTGCTATAAGTTCACTAGTGAGTCTATTCATGTTACGAGTTATGACGTCCCACATAGTATGCTCGCCATAAACGCTATCATGAGTTAGAAAAACAAAAGAATCGTCTTTACCACTATATTTATCATAATCGACGAGTATTCCGCACCCACTTTTTGTATCTATAAATCCAGTTCCTGTATTTTCTTTCAAATTCATGTATTTTTTTAACTTGTCTGGCAACCTAAATTCGTTCTGGGCTCTCCCTAGAAGTTTTCCCTGAGTAACTTGATTAATCTTATCGCCAAAAAGTGCCTTGGCATTATTTTGATTGACGCCCCAGAGTTTTATTAAAAAATCAATAGTATCAGAAACATTAAAATAATTTTTATTTTTCGCAGCTTTATCAGCTACTTCAGATTTGGCAGGAGTGTTATCTATGGCAGATTTATTTTTTGCTGCCTCTTTTACCTCTGAACTAGTCTTAGTCATATCAGCAAGAGCACCACTAGTCTGCTTATCTTTACTTATTGGCGTGCTCTTTGAACTCTTACCAACGCTTCCTTCTACATTAGATCTTTGTATAAAGTCTGTGTATAGAAAACTTAGTGCCATACCCACGGCAGTTTCCTCTGGATTTCTACCAAGAGGATCCACATATAGCATGCTGTTAAATATAGTACCCCAGTCAGTTCCAGTCACAACATAATATTTTAAGGTAGAGCCATCTTGTGGATTAACCGATGATACACTTCTAACGGAGTCTATTCTTCCTAGCATCTTAAATGATTTTTCATTTACCGTATCTGTGTGGTTGTATTTAGCTCCAACGCCTATTTGAGAATTTGACATTAAAATTACACACCAACTGCCTGGTGTTATAGCACTTACCCAATTTTTAGAAGCAGCTAGTCTTATTTCAAAAGTGCCAGCGGGAGCTCCCTTGCTCTTATTTGTTGCCATAGACAAAAGAGATGCAGAGTTTAATATAACTTGATCAGGCTCAAACTCATCTTTATTTATGTATTTATTGCCAAATCTTTCTCTATAGTTGTATACTATAAATAACCCATTTGGGGTTTTTACTTTTACTTTATTTGTCATGATATAGATCTTTTATTATCCAATACTCTTGTGAATTTCTTATATATCGTATGTCGTCTTCCACTGTATTTGGCTTTATTAAATTTAGTTGAAATTTAATGTCTAAAAATTGTATAATTTTAGATAGAATAAATATTGAAAAAAATAGTATGACAAATATCATTCTGATTTTCCAGTCGTGTTGTTTGTGGGCTTCTTTTCTTGTTTTACCCCAGCGTTATTCTGCTGTAATTGCTTAGTAGAATTTACAGTTGTCACATTTGTTTGAGCCGATTGTCCAGGTGACTTCTTTCCAGTAATTTTTTCATGAAAATAATCGGCAGCACCTCTTATTACTGTTGCAAAGCTTTCAGCACCATCAACAATAGTTTTAGCAGCACCATCTTTCATGTCTTCAGTTGATTTTGGTTTAGGTTTTGATACATCTGTACTAGCTATAGCTCCAGCAAATTTTGCCATAAGCTCTTCTAAACCTTTAGTCGGACTTTTCTCGTACTGTCCAAAGAGTTTTTCAAATGCTTTCTGCGCATATAGTCGTTCTTGCTCTTGCTTAGATGCTTGTGCCTTATCGACAGAAGCTTGCGGAGTATCTGGTAGAGTATTTGTTTGATCACTTAAATTAGCATTTGCAGGAGTAAGTCTAGACATAAGTTCACTAAATCTTTGTTTACCCATTATTTGTCTAAGCTTTTGCTCGTTTTTCTTCATGTACTCAACCGTCTTATCCGGATTATTACCTTCTTGTAACATATCATTTAATTGAAGAAGCTCAGGTCCACTAGTTGGCATTGAAAGAAGATCAGTAGTGAATGATTTTCTGAGCTTACTGTAATATGCTTTAGAGATGTTTTCAGCATTAACGCCACCGCTCTCAAGTGCCTCTAACTTTGATTTTTCGTCCTCAGTGAGTCCTCCTTTTGCTTTTTTTTCTAATAGATCTTTTGCACGCTTAACTTCATCCAAACTCATTTCAGCAACTCTAAATGCCTCTAAAGGATTAAGGCCTTTATTCATTAACTCATTAGCCTCTACAGCAGTGGCAAAACTTCGACTAGTGGAAGAAGATCTATCTGTTGTTTTTTGAATTGACTCTACTGCTGCTGCTCTGGCAGCTGAGTCAGTGAAGCCAGATTTTTTAAATTGAGATACCAGTGACATAATAGACTGTCCAAGTTGCATATTTCCGCCACCGTATTTTTGCATTGTCACATTAAGGTCAGTAATTGTGTGACCCAGCTCTTTAATAAAATCGTTGTCAAATCCTTCTTGTATACCTATAGCAATAGATTGATTTAAGTCTTTTTGAGTGCCACCAGCACGATTATTTTGAGCCGCTAGCTGTATATAATCGGCCTCAGTCATTACTCCTTTTTGCTCAAGAAGACCGGCTGTCTGAAATACACTTCCAAACTCGCCTTTCTTAAACCTACCCTTTACCATGGTAGGCATATTTCTAATTACATCATCGTAGCTTACTCCGTAATTACTTAAGCGATCAAGTTCACCGCCGCCATACTCACCTGTAATTGCTATTTTTTTTGCGTAGTCAAGCGCTGCATTGTTGCCAATACTGGCTCTAGCTAAGCCTATCCCTCTGTCCATGTACTTATTACCTAGATAAGTTTCATACGCATTGGCTGCTATTTTTTCTTGTTTTATAGTTTCGGCTGTAGCTGCAACTTTTTCTGCACTAACTGTACCTTCTGCCACGGCCTTTGCATCTCCAAAAATATTAAGAAGACCAAAAAGACCCGCAGCCCTGGTGTTTCTCCTGGCTTGATTAAGTATTTGCGCGCCACCAACTAATTGACTATTTTTTTGCAATTCAATCGCTTCATTTTCTGCTTGTTTTGCATATATACTTTGAGACAAATCTGATATGCTCAGATTGTCCACTCCCCTAATATTGCCCATAACAATTTGATTTGCTTGCTGTTGTAGTACAGTATTGGCTCTTGTTTTTCTTAGCTCACCTTCTACGAATAGATCCTCGTAAATCTTAGCCGCTCCACCGCCAAACATCGCAGCCGCTCCAAGATAACCACCGCCAACGCCTTCTTGGCGCTCTTGCCTTTCTTTTTGCTGCTCTTTTTGCCTGTTAATTTCGCCTAACTTCAAATTATCTTGCTGAACTTTATTTAGCTTTTCTACAGTTTTAGTTAAAGCATCCAGTTCTTTACCGGCCTTAAGTATCGCGTCTATATCTCCACTTTGATCGGCTGACTGCTTTGTCTCAAATGCTGTGGCCTGCATTTTCCTTAATTCATCTATGCCTTTGCCCTCAGTAAGAGCAGCAACATCTTTACTCAAACCTAAGCCAAGAGCCTTACTAGACCACGTGCCTTGCTGAATATTTTTTATAGTTGCAACATTAGCAGCTCTGTCGGCCCTGTAATCTCTTGAACTCTTTTTACCAGCTCTAACCTCTTCTTTAAGCTCATCAAATCCTACGTCTTCAGCAAAATCTTCTAAAAAACCTTCAATTCGTCTCTGTACTTTCTCATCACCATACTCGCTCACACGCTTTACTTCGCCAGCTTTTTTATATGCCGCTGACTTTTTTGAAGAAAGTGCTATTTCTCTGTCAATTTCTTCTAGTCGCTTGGTGTCTGCTGCTACTTGTTCAGGAGATCTATCTTTTGATTCATTTATCGTGCGCATTAATTCAGTGCGCTCACGACTCTTCTCATGCGCAGCTTTTTTAAATATCTGCTGTTGCTGCTCTAGACTTATTGCAGAAGAGTATCGAACATCGCTATCCCCTATATAGTCTCTATAAGATATCGCCATTCCAGCTGAATGAGATGAAGTAGCTATACTTCTAGAAATATTTCTTTCTGTAGAAATTACTGCAGAGTGTTTATGTAGTTGTGTAGCAGCCTGAGAATAGAATCGTTGAATTGACGATATTGCGTCGTTCTCAATGTCAGTAATCGCACCAGATGCATCTTCGGGGGACATGTTAGATGTTTGAATTTTTTTTATCGCTATTTCATTCTGTCTTTTGATTATGGCAACGTTCTGCTCTAGTTGTTGCAATAGCGATTGTGCAACTGTCTTTAAATTGCCAGAAAGAGCGTCTACATTTGCAAATACGGAATTTTGTCTGGCATACTCCGCTGCTTCATCGGCTACACTCTTATTATCTCGCTTTGTGTTCGGTTGCTGCATACTTAACCTTTAAAAATCGATGTTGACGTCGTCTCCAAAATTATCGCCATACTGCTTCTTTAACTCCTGCACCATCCATTCTTCTTGATCGTCAGTGCGCTGCTGCGAATTATTGCTGTTTGCAGTAGACTCCATCTCGGCGCGCTCCTGTTCATCAGCCCAATCAAGTGCTTTCTGGCGCTTATCATCTTCTATTTTATCAGTTTCTTCCTCAAGTCGTCTTTCGCGCTGCTTTTCTCTCTCATGTTTATCAAAAAATTCATATAGTAACTCGTAAACATTGTAAGAGTTAAGCAGCGGATCTTTTAGTGGCCTATTATAAGTTTTGCTCCACCAACTTCGTAGAAATAACTCGGTGGAGTCTAGAGAGTCTGCTTTAAGCAAACTATTTGAAATTGCTATGTTATGTATAGCCTCGTATACTGGGAGACCCTCTAGATCTCCCGCCGTCAGTTTCCCGCTAGAGGTTCCCCAACAGACTTCTTTTTGACTTCAGAGGTCCATTCTTCGCTTTTTTCCATACATTTTGAGAATACTTCATACAAAATATCTTCATCTAGAAAATCAAGATTATCTATAGATTGCTTGAACCATTCTGGTCCCTGAACTACTCTTATTCTAAGATTTGCCACAACACCAGAAATTGCAGATAGACTAACAGACGGATTTACCGTATCTGCTGATAATCTAGATCGCTCTATCTCTAGGCGTCTTTTATCTGAAATGTTCAATACGCACTTTACAGTAAAAGTGCCCTCGTATTTTTTCCCAGTTGTCTCGCCTATTAAACTTACGTCAAAAGATTTTTCATTCTTTGGAAGTTCCATGACCTCTCCTTAGTGCTTATTTTTATTTATTATACGCAAATATGCGCAAAATCAGCAGATGCTATCCTGGCTTAGCTGGATTGACCACTTCATCTATAAAACCAATTGCCATAAAGTCTAATGTCATTTCTGCCATTCCTTCTGACCTTACTGACTCTGATCTTCTAGTTATAAGTGCTTTATTTGTCTGAAAAATTAAATTATCTGTCTGTGAATCGCGAACTTCTATATCTATATATTTTTGATGTGCAAAATTTAACATGTTAGCCTGCATAAGCTTATAGCCCGGACCATTGCCTGGTATTCTAAGGCCAGATATAGTGCCGTTTACTTTTACACGATTTGGAGCAAGTTCATGCGGCATATAGGAGTCTATAGTTGTTATCTCTTCAGCTTCGGTGTGTATAGTCCAAGATATCCCGGTGGCAAAAGCTAGTATATTACCGTTAACTCTAAGTATACATCTAGCACCGCTAAAATATTTAGCAACGGGTTTTGCCGCCACTATAGAACCAACGCCACTAATTGCGTTACTAGCTACACTCTCTAATAAATTAAAATTATCTAGCTTATTTTGTCCACTCATAGTTAGTCAAATTGTTGCCCTCTGCCTGAAAAATCAGCCAGAAAGCTATCCTCATCTGCATAAAGTGCTGTAAAAGAAAATACTTGCTGTGCAAGCGTATCTACTGATACACTAAAGCTAGCACGCGTAATTCTGGCATTTCTTATTTTAGCAGCTGGAACGTTGTCCTGCCATATTTCTATATCAAAGCCAGAAGCCTGATCTAGTCTGCCTGGATTAAGCGATTCGTTAGTTCTAGAATCAGTGGCATATTTAAGAGGATCATTTGCCGGACTGTTGAAGCTCTTCCAGTTTCCTATTCCGTTGCCAGTCTCTTTGTCTGCAGTGTTTACTATGTTAGCATCAGAGATACCAGAGACATATCTTATTATAGTAAACTCACCATTAACTTTATAGCTTAAAGGCTCTACGGAAGAGGCCTCATACATACCCAACAGCACTGGCGCAGAGTGATTTATATCAATCGAATACGATATATTGGTTGCGTAGGCAAGAGTCTTATTATTGACCTTTATTTTTGCTCGTGCACCTGTAAAAAAAAATGGTCTAATTTTGCTCATGATTAACTCAGATCTCTTTTTGTCGTTGAGTGAGAGGATGACCTATCTCCGTCGCTATCCATAAGTATACCGTTAAAAGAAAACTGATCAGTCATAAGTGCGCGCTTATTTAACGACCCAGATTTTCCAGTTATACGACAATCTCTTATTCTAAGAACAGGTATATTTTCATTTGTTTCAAATTTAGATTTAACATATATCTCTAAGTCAAATGTAAGCGAGCTAAGTATAAGTCCTGGATCCAGTTGATCGCCTATGCGTCCAGAATTGGCGTCGTTCCATTCATTTACTGAGTTGCCACCTTTGCTTGCGCCTACAATAGCTTGACCAGCAGATGAAATCTCGGCCTGTCCATCTACAAATCTTACTAGCGAAACTTGATCAGAGCCTGCTTCTTTAGTGTAGCGTATTACAGAAAAAGTACCTGAAACAGCATAGGATGTAGGTTCATAGCTTGCTACTTCTAGCATGCCCATGGCCCTTACGCCTACATGACTTATGGTTAACTGATAAGAAACATCTGTAGCAAACGCCATAGTTAGACTACCTAACTTTATCTTAGCGTTTGCCCCAGTTATGAACGAAGGCGTTATTCCCGCCATTCTTGCCTCATTTTACGGAAATTATCCGTTGAGATCAATGTCTCCAGAAGTTCCTGCCGCGGTATCATCATCGTGATTCATGAGTACAGCAGTGAAGCTAAACTGATCTACTATAAGACCACGTTTAGTTACTGAACCTGATTTTCTAGTAAAACGACAATCGCGTATTTTCACGATAGATTCTACCGGTCCACCAACAGGATTATCTGAGGCTAGTTTAGAAAATATTTCTAGATCAAAAGTTTTAGAAGATATTATTTTAGCCGGATCAAATTGATCGCCAACTACAGAATTTGTAGTAGTATCTTGCCATTCATTGATAGAGTTACCATTATTAGATGAACCTGGTATGCTAGTTCTTCCAGTCATCTGAGTAGCTGCTTTAGTATATCTGATTACACTAAGAGTGCCGCTAACATAATAAGATATAGGCTCATTTGTAACTACTTCAAATCGACCGATTGTCTCTACGCCAATAGTAGCTACATCAACTGAGTAGCTGACATCTTGAGCATAAGCCATAGTCATACTGCCTAACTTAATTTTGGCGTTTGCGCCGGTAATAAAAGAAGGAACTTGTCCTGCCATAAAAAACTCCCTGTGGTTCGGTTCCACGTACCTTGAATTTGTGCTTACTTATGTAAACTTATAGATTATATCAGCTATATACTTAAGCAAAAACAAAGGCCCTCTTTCGAGGGCCCAGTAGCATATCTATAGACATAGAATTTGCGGATTACGGTTTTTTACTTTTTGCTTTTTCAGCCTTTTCTTCTGCTCGTATCATCATATCTTCTGGATTTCCAGTTTTTGCACGAATTGAATCCATGCGGATTCTTCCTTTGCCACTAGCCCCTCTGTGTTGAGGCTCTGACAAAATGGAACCGTCGTCCGTATTTGATTTTTCAGAATCTTTTTTAGACTTTGTAAGAGCCCATTGGCCATTTGGAAAAGAAATTAGGACCTCTTCGCTCTTCTTAAGCTTCATTTCTTTTTTAGCAGAATCTTCGTCTTTATCTTCGCCATGTTTCTTTTCGTTGTGACGATCAAGCGCTTCAGCTATAAGCTTCTTATCTTCTTTCTCGTCCGGATGCTTATCTTCTTTCTTCTTGACATTTACACCACCGCCAGAGATACCAGCAGTGATAGAAGAACCAAGATTAGACCCCAAAGGTGCACCCTGTGATCCAAATTTAGCTAACTGCTCTTTAGACTTCTTCTTTTTTTGACGAAGAGCCGCAAGATCTTCAGCTTCAATTTCTCCATCGCCATCGACATCTAGTTTATGTCGCTTGCCTTTATGTGAAGATTTACTGTCTTCAGATTTTGCAGTGTTTACCATAGAAGAGCCAACACTCATAGTATCTGAACCATCGCTTAGCATCGCTGCTTGCTTTTCCAGCGCTTCCCTGGCTTCCAAAAGTTTTTTCTCAAGTTCTAGTAATTTTTTCATATATTTCTCGTTTTAAGATTATAACTAATTAAGCTTCAGCTCTTGTGATAGTTATATCATTAAGTACGAAATCAATGCCTTCAACTAAAACAGCTACTAAACTTATGTTGATCGTATTGCCAGTTATCTTAACAGATAGATCTTTATAGCCATTTGGTGCGGCAGTAGTAGATACTGTTATTCCTTGTGCAAGATATGTGCTTAATAGCGATGAGGCAATAGATCTAACTTCAGATACAGATATGGTATTCTTTTTACCAACAAATACGTTTTCAAGTTGATTTCTAAAATCAAAACTTAACACGTCTGCAGCATACATAACATTTGCTCTGTTGTATACCCAGTTTCCGTCTTTTTGATAAGTGGTATTATCAAGAAGACATCTGATACCACCAGACTGAGGCTGCTCAAAGAAAGTTATTCCGCCTTGTATAGCTTCGTTGTATTTAACATTAGGATTAAAGTCTTGTACGATATCTTCTTCAGGGGTAGACATCGACTGAGAGGTGTGTCTAATTCCGCTAACATTAAAGAATTTAAACGTTAGAGGAGTTCCTATTGGCGAACCGCAACGAGCTCCAGCAAGCATACATGATTGTGCCCAAGGCTGAAACCACTTTATGTTACCCTGAGAATCAGTATTCTTAGTGTCCTGAATACATAGCTGTATACGCGGATCAGCAAGTAGACCAGATCTCTCTCTACATGCATCAAAGCTATTTTTATAAGAAAGATAAGCCTGTCTCTCACTTCTATTTTTTGTAGTACTCATTAAGTTACAGTGAGTCTTAACTGCCTGATGTATACCAAGTATTGTGTAGCTAGACGAGGAATCTGTTGTGTTATCTGCAATATCACTAGAAGGAGTATCTGAGGCTAGGATTGCATCTCTAGAAAATAGAGGAACCACAGCGCTAACTCTGATCTCTTCGAATGCCGCTAAAGCTGCAGTTATAGAAGACGTAGTTGTTGCTCCAAGAGCTCCACCAGAAAGTCCAGCTTCACTCATCGCATCAACTAGACCAACAGCAGATTGATCATCGATATCTGCAATAGATGAATCTTTAAAAAAGCTTGCCACTTCAGACGCATCTTTTTTGATACGAGCAGGCTTGATAGTTAATGAATTTGAACATTTCGCACCAATAGTAACTTCATCAAGTACGCTAGGTGATAATGAGTTATATAGCGTGCTAGTAAGAGAAGCTTTCCAGCCTGGATTAAGATTTATCGCGTTAACTAGTTGAAGTAGGGTTGGATAAGACTCTTTGCTTATTGAGATCGCTGAGCCAGCATCTAGAATAATTGAACTAGACGTTACTTCTACTGTAGCAGTTGCACTAGCTCCGCTAAAACCAACCTGCATAACAACGTTACCGCCAATAAGTTCTTGCTCTTCTAGTAAGTCTCTTGTTTGCTTAAGAGTAAGTGTCATTTTTGATTCTTGAGATGATACTTCAAGACCCTCGGCAATATTCATTGCAGCAAGAGGTGCACCAGTGCCATCTTTAAGTTCTAGTGCTTTACCAGAACCATTTCGGCTCGCTAATGGATCTGCATCAATTTCTATAGATAGAGAAGATGCGCCATCAACGCCGCTAACAGTAAATGATACGTCAGCAACAGACCACGTAGCAGCGTCAGCAGCTAGCGCAGCGTTGTCGGCATAACCGCCTGCAACACTTACAGAACTCTTAACACCGTTAACATAGATATCGAATGATCCAGCAGCAATAAGTGACTCGTCAAAATCCGCAGATGATTCAGACATTGGCGCAACTTCAGCCGTTTCTTCTGCAGAGAAAGTAATAGTATTTCCACCTATTCCGTGCTCAAGAGAGCGAACAGTGCCGAATGAGTTTGGCAATGACATAGTGGCTCTAGTGGACGAATTAGTTTTATAAATATAAACAGCCTGTGCACCATTAGGCACAGCACCATCAGAAGCTGGAGAAAATAGAAAGTTCATCGCATCTACGATCGGACCAGATCCGTATTTTTGTCTTACTTCAGAAATCTGATTAGGTAAGAAAAAATTTCTAGACATATCGGCTTCTTCACTACCAGGTTTACCTCTAGTAGATTCACCAAATATTGCCACTAGACCTACGATACCAAGCGGAAAATTACCACCTAAATCTATTGTCAACTTAGAATAAGCACCAGGCCTATAAATAGTTGCGCCATTGAAGGATACATTAATCGCCATACTTTCTCCTATTGCGTCATTATTGCTTTAATCATTATAACATGCATATTTAGTTAAATACTAACACCATATAATTTAAGGGCCCTATCAAACTGTTCCATGGTGGCTTCTGATTCTAGCCCCCTGGCCTTAAAGTCAGCAGCCAATATTTCTTTTTTATGTATAGGTGGTATAAGATCTTTTCTTTGTGAAAACCAGACATCAAACTTCACTCTCTTCTGAGCTAGTCCTTTCGCTGAAGAGGCGGCATGACGCTCTAGTTCCATTTTTTTTATCTCAGCTTTCAAATTATCATTCATACATCGCTCCGATACTGACTTATGTTTGTAACTACTTCTTCTATATCGCCATCTGACATATTAATGTCGCTGTTCGTAGTAGCACCTATATCTAGCTCTAGTACTGGCTCTACATATTGATCGCCCTCAAGATAGTTCTGGACTGTGCATCTAAATCTTATCCATCTAGACCAGACGTTATCAGCCATATACTTGCTCTCTTTATTGTACTCAGAGGCTCTAAATGTATATAATTGCAGACCAAGATTATACCCAGCCATCTTTTCTTTATAGAGAATATAGTTTAGTATATAGTAAAGCCAAAGAACATGATCCTTAGACTTATCGGCATGTATCCCTATATCTAATGAAACGCTAGAGACACCAGTCAACATCTCAGAGTTCTCGCCAGAACCAAAATAATCTGAAACGGCAGCCCTGCTCTCATCCTCACTCTCATCTGCAAGATGTATCGTAAAAGAAGGCACTTTAGTAGGGTCAAAGGACCATGCCTGTAGTACAGGTATTTTTGTAGTAGTAAACCAATTATATATCTTGTCTATGTGTGCTTGACCATAGGACGCCTGCATTTCATTTCTAAGAAACTGTGCAAATATGCAATCAAATGCAGCTCTGTTATTTTTTAGGTTAGCTATTCCTAGCTGTACAAGTCTTTGGAGAGCAACTTCTGACATAACAAAAGCCATAGATCATCCTCCGTATTGTGCCATAATGTAGCGTATGGCATCGTCTATTCTGTCCTGGAGCTGATTATTTATCTGCTCTAGCTTTTCAGTCATATCGGCCTTTTTAGCAGGCCTTACCCATTTTGAATTAGGATCTTGCTTATCGCTTGCGGTTCTAAATTGAGTTGCAACAGACTTTGAATTATCATATGTGTATTCATGCTGCGGCACAGGTAGCGCCTCTATTGTGTCTATAGACTCTGTAGGATCACTGGATCCGCCTCTTTGCTTTTCAAGTCTTGCCTGCTTGTCTGCCTTTAATTGCAGTCTTTGCTTATTGATTTGTTTTATTGCGTTTTCTATAGTTTTTGGCATTGAGCTTTCGCTAGATCTTTCGCGCATAGGTATTTTTTTATATCTAGAGCCATCATGGGCCATTTTTGCATTAGATAGTAGTTTTGGCAACATAGGGAACGGCGGTTCCGAAAAGTCAGTTTTTCCAGATAGTGTAGTTATCTTAAACAGATTTCCATCGCGTATCGCCATAAGCTCTTGTACAAATTTATGAGAGTTATGGTCTCCTCCGTCTATAACAGCCTCTTCTAGAGCATCAGCTACCATATCTATTACAGCTTCTCTTACATTATCAGATGCACTATCGCAAATGCTTTCAGCCTCATCTAGAGAAAAGCCTTTTGCCATCAGTCTGTGTTTTAAATTTTCTAACTCATGACCTACATCTAGCATTAGCGTGCCTTTTTAATTATTCTGGCTTTCATGTCACATAGGAAGTTAGATTTTTCTAGATCTGTCCATTCTTTGTCAAATGTTATAGATATTTGACCTTTATTATCTATTTCTATTTTTGGTCTAGGTAAGTACATGTATTCATTTTCGTAGACCTTTTTTGGATCTATCTTTTTAGATTGTACGACATCTACTTTAGAGGGTTTTTTAGAAAGTTCATCTACTTTCTCTTGCAGTTCTAACAACCTAGACTCTAGATCTTCTATTTCTTTGCCAGCATCTTGGTTTAGTTTGTTGTGCTTATCTACGACAGTTAGTAGCGAATTCTCTAGCTTATCAAATAGCGCCATTATCTTAGACTCTACTTGCTGAAGGTCTACCGCAACGCCATTGCGTATCTCTTTTCGCATATTTTCTACTTCAGTGTAGATATTGGCAAGATTGTGTTTTCGATAATTATCTGCAAGTTGCTCTAGTCCGCCATATATAGCGTCATCTGAAAGTTTTTCATCGTCTAGTATGTCGAATACTTTTTCATCTTCATCTGAGTACCACTCGAATACAGACATGACATCTGCACAGAGCTGAGGCAGTGACTTATTAGTAAATTGATGTATTACTTTATGGCCATCACTTATACGACCAGAATACACATCATTCATGTGTTTTCTTAGGCTTATAGTATAGGAATCTATCTTGACATCTCTAAAATCCTCATCACTCATATCTTTAACGGCAGTGCTAAGCATTCTGAAGCAGCCATTACCTATGAGCTTCAGTGCTTCGCCATGACTTATGTCAAATGTAGCAGTTCGCTGATTATCACCACGAAGTATATTTTTATTTAGTTTCTCTAATATAACTAGATCTTGTAGTTTGCTGGATTTTTTTAAGGCAGAGTGCGCATACATTTCTAGCCCTACTCTGCAGCAATCCCGCAGTTCCCAGTCTAATAGACTATGAAGAGGTGCAAACTGCAGATCTTTAAGTTCATGTGTATCTTTTGGTTTTCCGTCAAAAGAATCTACTAGAAATACTTTAGAGTCATTACCGTTTATCTTAGCATGACCAATTTCATTTAGATCTCCAGCGTCTAGTCCTGTCTCTTCTTTAAGTTCTCTTTTTGCTGCTTGGACAAAATCTTCACCGGGATCAACGTGCCCTCCTGGCGTTTGCCATTTACCATCGTTTCCAATGCCAACAAGAATATGCCCACTATCGTCAGTAACAACAAGACCTACCCCCTGTCCTCTATAATATTGCTCAAATGATTTTTTAAGTTTCTTTTTAGATTTGCGCTCTGTTTTTTCGCCCTTGCCATGTTTTTCATGGTGCTCGCTAGTCCAATCGCCGCCTCTATTTTTGTTTTTACTTTCTGGCGCATCTGAATTTGAAGAGTATTTTGCGGCTACACTTTTAGGTGGACATCCACGAGCCTGAGTGCACTTGCCTTTCCCATGAAGGATCTGCATCATAAATCTATATTGTTTTTTACTGGCTGCTTGAGGCATAGTACTCCAAATATCTCTTGCCCTTACATTATATCTTAAATGCTGGCTAGAGCTCCTTACCATCCGGCTTAAATAAAAAATCTCGCTTAACCATAATATGCTGAGGCAATCGTTTAGCTACTTTTTGACCATTGACCATCTGCTGCGTGGCGCGTATCTCATGCATGTTCTGCATTACATTATACACAGGATTCGCGGAATATGTTATAGATAGCACTTCACCTATATCTTCTATGCTATCATAGCTAGGAGCTTTTCCTGCGACCCAGACTATATTGCCATTAACTATAGTAAAATCAACATCTTGCACATACTTCTTAAGTGCGCCATTAACTACGGACGATATATCGAAAACTCTTATTATTGGATACTTGACGCTGGTTGCTCCACTTGTTCCGTCATATTGTCTCAGGTCAGTTAGACGTATCTGAAAATCAGGGCACAATAACTTATCAAATATATTGAAGTCAGCCTGATTGCCATCTGGATACTCGGTAGGGAACGTTATCACCGCTGTCCCTATTTCCCAGACTCCTTGGACTTCAAATAGTTTTTCTAGTGAATTATTAGTAAAAACACCAAATATCTCTTTTTCTTGTATATATATTATCTGACTATTGTCGCAAAATGCACAATCTGGATCGTGGTTGTTATCGTCTAGACTTTTCATGTTAGGGCATGGCGCTGCCATGCGATGCACAAAGCGTATGCCTCTGTTTTGAACTATCTGATCCCAGGATTCGCCTCTGATGCTTATATCAGTTATAAGATCAGGCATCATAGATGGATATGACTTGGCTGTTTTAGGATACTGCTGATTTGGTTTATCTAGTGGCGACATTAGATGCCTCTTATCTTATTTAGTTTTTACTTTATATAGATGATCGATATGTGGATGAACTTCAAGCTCATGAATCTCACCCGCTTGAAAAGGCTGTTCAGTCTTCGCTAAGCTCCACTGACCATTATATAAGTAGGTAACTTTTTCCATAGCTTATATTTTATCAGACTGCTAGTCTGAGATACCAAACTTTATACGCATTATCTTCTCTTCTCGCGGTGAAAGAGTTTTCAGTATTATCTTTAGGTTACGTGCTATATCTTCTGTATCTAGCTTGTCGGCACTGAATTCTATGCTAGACTTATGCAGTCTATCTAGTAGACTTCTGTCTTCTTCTGAATTAGGACTACTGTCTAGTGATAGTGGTATCTTAGCTATCTCTAGCAGATCTTTTAACTTATCTTCTTTCATGTTCATAAGTTTACTAAGTTCTTCTAGATTAGGTTCTTTGCCATATAGACGAACATGCTGACTCATGATCTGAAATATTTTATTTACACTCTCTACTAAATGCACTGGCAGTCGAACAGTTCTTCCAGTGTCTGCTATGGCTCTAGTAATAGACTGACGTATCCACCATGTTGCATAAGTGCTAAATCTATAGCCACGCTTATACTCAAATTTCTCTACGGCCTTCATGAGGCCAAGATTTCCCTCTTGTATAAGATCTAGCAGATCCATGCCGCTATAGGTATATTTCTTAGCTATAGAGACTACTAGTCGCAGATTTGACTCTACTAATCGCTGCTTGGCTGCCTCATCGCCTTCAAAAGCGAGCTTAGCAAAGTAGAGTTCCTCTTTAAGAGTCAGCATCGGTATAGCACCCATCTGCTCTAAATAAATCTTTAGTCTATTGCTCATGAAATGATTATACCGATTAGCCTACATGCTGCTTGTATGCCTTTACTTTTTAGACTATTTTATTTGTGGATTTTAAACTTTCCTGGTGCAACCAGAATCTCATCCTCTCCGTATGCAGACTGCTGCTGTTCTTTGGCGCTAGATCCCCAGTCTTCGTCTGGCTCGTTTGGCCCAAGAGCAGCCCCATCAGGCTCATGCAGTCCACCTCTGTGTCCATACATCTTAGGCATACTATGTATGTCATCTTCAGGAACCCACGCGCTCGAGAAGTCGCCTGGCTTAGCATCTGCTCCGAAACTAGCATTGTGTGAAAAACCTGCAGCAATACCTGGAGTCCATGACCAACTTGTCATTTCATCGTTATGATAGTGATCGCCCTTATTGCGCCTAGCATAATTTTCAGCACTATTGTCGCCTCTATGTAGCAAAAACTCTAGTTTGTTAGTTATTGGATTTTTTCTATATTGAGCTAGTCTCATTAATTTATTAAGAGCTCTAGCTCTCATGTTGCCGCTCATGCGAGGAATATCCTGCTTATCTACACTACTAGTAACATCACCAGTCACCCATCCTTGCACACTATATCTATCTTTGTTAGATATATCCTTATCTGGGTTAAACGGAATTTTCTTCTGTCTAGATCCTTTCTCGAGTACCCATTGTCCGTTATGTAGATATGATATTTTTTCCATAAATATCTAAGTGTTAGTGATCATGCGGATATTTGTCTGATCCAGACTCATCATGTAAAGATAACCAGCTATTAACATGATCGTCGAATTTTTCTTGATGTTTTGGATTGCTTAGCTGAACATGTGCAGCAGGGTGATCTATTGAAGCATATGCATGTCCGGCATCTTTATGATACTTAATATGTTTCTGCTCATCGGCCTTCTTTTGAAGTATCCACTTGTCCCAGTCTGGAAATTCTTTCACGTGATGCTCCTGTTCATTTAAGTAGCTCAGTTTTTCTATAGTCTATATTCTACCATCTCATCGAGTCAATCTAGTATAATATTCTCACGCATTTACCTGATCCGCGAAGCGGTTAGGGGGCCCCTGCCAGTTAGGTTACAACTACTTAACTCACCTAAGAGACCACTATGACTCAGTATCTATTTACCGAAGATCAGATTCATCGCATGCTCATACTCTATGCGCTCTTGAATCTAAACATAGACTGGCGTGCGATCAAATACGGAGAGCTGCTATGCCACAACGACTACTAAGACTAAACGGCGTAATAAACTCACAGCTAGACATACGCGATATCATAGAGACCTATACTCGCGGCCGCGCAGCTAGTTGCCACACTGGCAGCACCCTGGGTCGTCATCTATCTTGATCGGAGACGCAATGGCGGACAATGAGCAAGTGCGCATATATTCGGCCGATGAGCTGCGAGCAATCTGCCCGATGCTTCGCATCCTGCATCAGCTCGGATTAATCGGCCTGGTGAGTGTGCGCATGGCTGGCTATATCGATTGGGGCAGCGAAGGCTATATAATAACTAGTTATGACAGACTTTGAAGCACGCAAGACTATCTGGGCCACTATCGGCAGACTCTTCGTCTGTGACGAGGTGACGATCTGGATTTTCTCAGCAGACGATATGATAGAGGCGAACCGGCTGCCTGATGGCAGCGGAAGCAGACTCTATTATTGCGGCGTAGCGCATGGTATAGAACCATGAGCTGGCGTGAGCTCATGGCGGGCGAAGATATGCGAGTGGTGCGAGATATGTTTCTCACGGTGCAGCGGCTGGATTTGCTCGATAGAGCCACGTCGTTTCAGGAGTTTGTGGACTGGATGGGAGCGCTGAGCTGGTATGCATCAACCTATAAGCCTAGATAATTTTGACGCGATGATGCGGCTGCTAGATGTGTTTAATGCTCTGGGTATTCTGGAGGGAATGGACTATCTGGTGGTCTGGGAGAAGAGGCCGAAGCTGACGCTGAATAGGCTGGGTAATTTTGAGTTTGTGAATCCTCAGGAAGTCTATGGCGCGAGTTTGAGTTTCTGGGACGACGCAGGTCGTGTGGTGGCCACGAGAAGATTTACGCTAGTGGAGCGGTTTGATGATGAGTATTGATGAAGAGTTCTATGTAGAGTTGAGCATGTGGTTTACGCTGTTGAGGCTGGGGTTGGCTGAGTTATGAGTAGAGTTGATCTAGAGCATCTGTTGTATATTCTAGAGTTCATAGATAAGCTGGATGTTATAAAGCACGAGATGAGTCAGTGTTCGAGTTGGCGAGGCGGCGGTTATTTCTGGCCACGCTGTTAAAAAATAATAAAAAAATATTATAAAAAAATTAGGGTACCGGTACCTCTGTGTTTGATCTATTAGGGATCAGAGGCCAGTGGGCCCTATTTTTATGAAAAAGTGCTCTGCCAGAGTTCGCAGGGTACCAGAACCTGACCGGCTCGAAGTAAGGTTAGATGGTTTAGAGGTTACCCGGTCCTAACCGGTTAAATTTTTTTAAACCTGTTAAAACTGTTTTATAATTTTAAACCGGCTCGATATAGTCTACGAGGCCGGTGGCGGGCAGCGCCTGCGCAAGGGTTGCCGGTCTAGACTGACTCGATCTAATAACAACAAAGCAAGCATAAAGCTTGCCAACTAGGGGGTTATATGAATCAGCGTAAAGCAACTGTGTCTGCGATCCTGTTCGTTCTCTCTGACAAAGGCATCAGCTACGAGTTCAACGGTCCTGTGAATGCGAGTGATCTCATGACCGAGAATGATAGGTCTAAGACAGTAGACATGATCTGCAAGGGTTTTCTAGAAGGCGAGGTCGAGATGAGCGATGAAGGCAAGGCCAAGTATTTCACTCAGCCAGCAGAGCTAAGAAAGTATGTGGTTGGCCTTGTTAACAACTGGCTACGTAAGGCGCCAGAACTAAACGGTGGCCAGAAGTATCAGGTGAAAAACCCTGGTTCTAGAGCAGGATCTGGAAACGAGACGATTAAAGCTCTTAAGCAACTGCTGACGATAACCGATGACCAGGACGCGAGACGAGCGATTGAAGCCGAGATCGCTAGCCAACTCGAGACCATCAAACCCAAAGTCGAGATAAACTTCGACGCCATCCCAGCTCACCTACGCCATCTGCTAGACAGATAGGTCAATCGGGGGACGAAAGTCCCCCTCTTTTTTTTGACACTGCTACGCCAGCAAGCCAGCTCAGACAGACTCGATATACTAATATGAGATTAATAAAGGGGGGTTTTATGGAAGAGAGTTATAATGATAGTGTTCTTGATCAGATGATAGTCAGTCATGAGTGGAATCAGAATGGCAGAGTGTTTAAGAATCAGTCAGAGTTAGAGGATTATAAGAAGAGGGCGATAGAGTTCTTTGGAGATCGAGAAGAGGTGGTGAAGTATCTGGAGTACTGGAGGAAAGGGTAGGCTCTGCCTGTCCTCTCCTCTATATATTGACACTGCTACGCCAGCAGGCTAGCAAGCCAGCTCAGACAGACTCGATATATAAACAACAACCAGATGGTTGTAAAAGTCCTGTATGGACATTGGCTTGGGCTAGCTTATTAGCATCCGGTGGGCAGTTGGCAGTTCAGACACCTAAAATGATGAACTGCACTTTAACAGACTCGATCTAATAACAACAAAGCAAGCATAAAGCTTGCCAACTAGGGGGTTATATGAATCAGCGTAAAGCAACTGTAGCAGCTATTGTTAGTGTACTAGCAGATCGCGGAGTGGCCTATGAGTTTGATGGTCCGGTCTCTGCAGCAGATATGATGACCAGTGCAGATAAAGAGAAGACAGTCGACATCATCTGCAAGGGTTTTATGAGTGGCGAGGTAGAGATGAGTGACGAGGGTAAGACCAAGTATTTCTCTCAGCCAGCAGAGCTAAGAAAGTATGTGGTTGGCCTTGTTAACAACTGGCTGCGTAAGGCCACCGAGCTGAATGGTGGCCAGAAGTATCAGGTGAAAAACCCTGGCAGTCGCAAAGGCTCTAGCAACGAGACAGTCAGAGCCCTTCGCCAGCTCTTGGCTATCACTAGCGATTCAGAAGCGAAGCAGGCTATCGAAGCCGAGATCGCTAGTCAGCTAGAAAGCCTTAAGCCAAAGGTCGAGATAAATAGTGATGCGATCCCAGCCCACCTAAGACATCTGATTAAGTTCTAGCTAGTAGGCGGGACGAAAGTCCCGCCTTTTTTGACACTGCTACGCCAGCGAGCCAGCTCAGACAGACTCGATATATAAACATGAATGAGATGAATAGGTCATCTCAGCAGCTAGGAGGTCAGCTTTGATAACAACCAATGACATGTTGGCAGTTCTTGAGAGTTTTGAGAGTGCGCCCAGTGCACACATCCTGGTGAAGAGTTTTGTGACTGCAGTATCAGAAGAAGAGATTGATGAGATCTATTCAGCCAGCGAAGGCTTTAATGACCAGCAGACAGAGTCGATACTTAGTGAGATGGATAAGAGTCAGATGACTGAGCTGGTTGAGCATTTTAGACAGATAGCTGAAGAGCTGAGAGAGGCTATGGAGCCTGAGGACTTCGAAGAGAGCTATGGCGAGGCAACCAGATTGCTGGAGAACTTCTAGACCGGAGGGCGAAAGCCCTCCTTTTTTGACACTGCTACGCCAGCAGGCCTAGGCTGACAGACAGAGCGCGCACACTCCTCGACAGACTCGATATACAAACATGAGATAAAAAGGGGGGAATTTATGGAAAGACTGCAGCTGATTCAGGCTATCGAGCTACTAGAGTATAAGGCAAAGGTCTATGCAGAGTTCTGGGGACCCGGCAGTGCAGAAGTAGTCATGATCGGCTACGAGATTAGCGAGCTTAAGTTTAAGCTGCTTGACCTTATGATCGAGAATTGACCGTTCGCGCAAGCGATAATTTGGCGGCTGATGAGGTCAACCGCACGCTGAAGCTCCGAGGGAGCTGCTCTTTAAACGCCAGGCTTCAGCGACCCAAAGCTCCCTCACCTTATAAAAAACCGACTCGATTTATTCATATGCCGAAGCACTAGCGCCTCGGCTGTAACTAAGGGGTTAAAAATGGTAAATCAAAAGAGAGCAGTCACAAACGCGGTCCTTAAAGTCAAGCCAGACTATGTCCTGAACGGCGACGTGACTCTAGCCAGCGTGCTCACAGACAGCGACAAGGCAGAGCTGAAGCAGATACTCATCAGCGGCTTCCTAGAAGGCGAGATAGAGATGAGCGACGAAGGCAAGACCAAGTATTTCTCTCAGCCAGCAGAGTTGGCTAAGTATGTCACCGGCCTAATCAACAACTGGGTTAGGAAGAACTCAGAGTTCAATGGCGGCGGCAGCTTCAGCTACACAGCCAAGAATCCTGGATCCCGCCGTGGTTCCAGCAATGAGACAGTCAGAGCCCTTCGCCAGCTACTGGCAATAACAACAGACCAAGAGGCTAGACAGGCTATCGAAACAGAGATCACTAGTCAGCTAGAAAGCCTTAAGCCAAAGGTCGAGATCAAGATCGAGGCTATCCCAGCCCACCTAAGACATCTGTTAGGCTAGTCATCTAGCAGGCAGGAGCATAACACTCCTGCCTTTTTTTTGACACTGCTACGCCGCGGGAGCTCAGTTGGCCTGCCACTAGCCTGACATCCGGCAGGCGCGCGTGACCGACGTGAGCCAGAGCATGGGACGAGGCTGTTCGCGGCTAGACCCCCACCCTCTTCGCCTACACACGCCAGTAATATTAATCACTTGTATAACTCCAACAGATTCGATATGACACCCGGAGAGGTGCATTCATGGTGGTTTATGAAGCAGATTTAGAGCGCTCGCTAGTAGGTCTAGGCGGTCTAGCCTCTGAGAGCTCTAGTAGCAATTCTAAAGTTGACGAAGTCGAAGCCTCGTCCCAGGCAGGTGAGGCTTCTAGCTCTCCAAGTAGGGCTGATACCTATGTAGAAGCAGACAAGCTCCTAGGTCTTCTGATTAGCTTTATGATGGGCAGAATACTGTCTAGACTAGGTATATAGTGAGGTAGTAAGTTATGTGTCTAGACTTTAGACTAACGATGCTAGTGCTTGATATGCTGCTGCGAATAGGCGTTGCAACAGGATCAGGGCGAGTTCAATCTCTATATAGCAAAAGGAGTAACCTCTTATGGAAGCAATCGAAATAATCAAAACCATCGCACTCCTATGTCAAATAACGGTAGCAACCTCCGGGGTAGCCAGAGACGCAAGGTTAAGCTCAGAAGAAGCTCAAAAAGACTGTCACAAATATTATGCCAAATGTATCCATAGCCCCAGAGCAAGAATGTCATACGATATGGCAGATGACCTCAGAAAGTGCATGGAAAAACGGTAAATCGCACGAACTGGAGTAGATTATGGTGGCAATAACTAGTAGAAAAACTACACGTCTAAGATACTGGATGAGCTGGGTTATGCTAGATATAGTAGCTAGGCTAGGTATAGGAGATGAGTAGTATGACAGAGCTATGTGACTTTCAAGGAAAGGCTCTGCTGCGCTATCGGAGAAAGGTTATGGAGCGCTGCTTTTTAGTGGCCTATTTAGACTAGAGATAATAACGGGCAGCGATCTAGAGGCTATAGCGAGCCGGAACTGCGAGCTCATAAATCACGAGATTATGTGGAGTTTTTTAAACTAGGGAGGTCTAGATGTTCTATGAGAAAAGAATTCAGCGAAAGGTCTCTAGAGAGCGAGATCAGCTAAACAAGATGACTAGGTGTATAAGCATCATGCTGGCTATGAGCAAGTTAGGCATTCTAAATAAGAGAGACTACAGCTCTTTTAGAGAACGAGTGCTCAGGCTATTCAACAGTGATTTCTAGCAGGCTGAACTAGACATGGACAGCGAAGGCGATCTACTACTGCTTAAAACTATATGGGGAATGGCATTTGTTCTTGTAGTTTTTGAATTTAGAGGCTACAGGAAAGCAATCTGGATAAATACTCTGCATAAAATTAGTATAGTTTGAGAGGTCTAGGTCTGCTACAACAGATTCGATATAAACACATGAGATAAAAGGGGGATTTATGGAAAAGCAACGGCTTATTGAGAAGATTGAAGAGCTTGAGAAGCGACTAGATGTTCACTGGGAGTTGTGGGGTCCAGGCTGTGTTGAGGTGGCAGAACTAAAGGCAGAGATCTATGAGGCCAACATGCAGCTAATCGACTGTATAGCAGAGGAGGTGGCATGAGACTGGTTTTGCACACTATGAAGTATCCGCTATATACGGTGTTCTTCTCGCTAGCAGACGACGAAACTATAGCAGAGAGTCCTGACTTCTATGAGCTAGAGGATGCGCTGGAATTCTTTAACTCTGTAGCGAGTGATTTCAAGCAGATTAACAGATACGACTCCTATGAGTCAAAAACCAAGGTTATCTTACAAACAACTGCAAGTGCAGAAAGGAGCGGCTATGGGCTATTTGTATGAGAATGACGGCTTGCCTTATAAGCTTACAGTAAACCTAGAAAACGAGTTTGGCTTTAGCGAGTTCGATGAGCTGCCAGACGACGGCGAGTTCGAGAACATCGATCAAGAGGTTCTTGCACTAGACTTCGAGAACCTAGATGTAGGCGATGAGCTAGAAGACTACAGTGATGACTTTGAAGAATAGCTAGCACTAGCGCCAGCAGCCAGTTAAACTGCGCTGCTGGTTTTTTACATTTCTATACCAGAGCTGGCTTCGGCAGGCCCGATATAAACGCGTGGTTGATAATTCAGTCAGCCTAACTAGGGAGCAGCATGTCTAAGTTGCTAAGTGTATCAGTCAGATATGAAGGCGATATCAATAGCTTTGTCAGCCTGCGCTATGCCGATGGCAGCGAGCAGCATTTCAGCTCTATAGAAGGTCCCTGGGAAGATGACGCCAGCGGCAGCAGAGTTTTCGAAACTGACCCAGTAATGGATAACTTTCTTCGCTCTATCTGGGAAAAGCACGCAGCAGACTCAGACACAATTTCAGAGCTAGAGCTTGACAGTGAGCTCAACTTGATATCTAGAGTAGACGAACCAGCTTTTGAGCAATAGATCTAGGCGAGGCGAAAGCCTCGTACTCTAGCAGGCAGTATATTTATACCATCAAAGGATCTAGTATGAACGAGACTACACGGCAAAAACTAATAGATATGCTATCTGACTATACAGAGAGTTCATTTGATCTTAGTGATCATATTAACTATGGCAGTAGTTTTAAAGGACTCTACAATATGACTGACCAAGAGCTAGTAGAAGAGTATGAGATGTATGCAGATGATGATGACGAGTTGCTAGCTGAATCCCGAGCAGCTCTAGCTATAGACAAGATGCTGGAATAGCTCTATGACTGACCGTATGGCTACATACATGCTCTGGCATTTTTTATGGCGGATAGAGATAATAGGCGACGAAGTTAACTGGAAACTAGGCAGCAGAGGAAGATACTGCGACTAGAAAAGAAGCGCTGGCTAAATGAATAAGCGTATAGAAGAAGGAGTTATCTATGCAGTATGGCGCCTAGGCCTACTAGACTACTATGAGGCTAGAATTATGTTTAGTATTATAGCGGTAAGACGAATGTATGAAGACTGGGAATGAGGGCGCCGCGTATCTAGAAGAGCGCATGATATTCCTGCTGCGCAAGCTAGGCGTTATAGATCACAGCGATGCCTTAATTCTGCTTAGTCTGCTGCTGCGGCACTTCTATGATGATTACACTGAGGAGGACTAGCTGAGGAATAGAATGTATAATGGCAATGAATTTAAACGTTTAGCAAAAGTTCTGCTCAAGCTTGAAGTCATCAATGAATCTGCTTATTGGAGTATACTAATGAGCGGTGTAATAGTCTGGGAGTAAGCCATGAGAATAATTATGTTAGTGTTAGCCATAAGCTGTACTAGTATATCTAAGCGAGAAGTCTATTATCTAGTGACTACTGATCATACCGTCTACAGATGCAGCGAATATCATCATGGAGCCTATGGAGCATCAGCTCTAGACTGCCTAGACTTGTCTACAAGCGAGCACATAGATCTGATAGCAAATCCCTATAACATAAAGGAAGTGGAGAAATGAAGAAGCTAATTAGAGACAGAATTCCAGAGCTAGCAGCAGCCAGCGGACGACAACTAAATATTAGAGTGGCGGATGAGACAGAATTCAAAGCTCTATTACGCGAGAAGCTCATAGAAGAAGCACTAGAAGTAAAAGGTGCAACCGATACTGAGCTAGTAGAAGAGCTAGCGGATGTTTTAGAGGTTCTTGCTGCACTCTGTAAAGCTCATGGCCTAGAAGAAAGTGTGTTTGAAGTAGGTAAGAAGAAAGCCGAAGAGCGAGGTGTGTTTGATAAGCGAATTGTACTAGAGCCGGAGGCTAAGGATGTTTGACGGCAAAAGTGAGAAAGCCAGATTAACTAGAGAAAAGCATGGCATGACCGAGTATCTGAAGCTAAAGCTAGAGCAAGAAGACTGGCATGGCGTAGCAGATGCAGCCATGGATATTCGTGAGCTGGTAGCCAAGCTAGATCTCTTAGAGGAGTTGGATGAGCAAGCCTAGTGTATACTATCGTGGCGGTATTCCATATAGCTATGATATGCATATAAAGAAACGCATGTTTTATACGCTGTGGGGGCTTGGTTTATGCAGGTGAAGTATACTAGAATTGTGTTAGGTTTTTCTAGCATGCTAGATAAGCTAGAAATAAACAGACCTGACACTCTTGCTCTAGTTACTATGAGTTTTTTCTGGACGTATATGCTACATGATACATCTGCTAGATTTGGAGTCAGCGATGCTCTTGAACTTGAAGACTAAGGCTTTCATATATAGGTTCTCTGCTATATTTGGACTGCGAATATATCTAGCTCAACGCGAAGAAGAAGACTATGTTAGACTACATAGAAATGGTTTTACTGCTATATATACTCGCAACATGAGCTTTAAAGATAGCATAGTGGCAAAGGTAAAGCATGCATTTGACTTCGACTATAATAGCTGGTAATAGCGAGCGCTCTTATAAAAAAGATCTGACGTGCATAAGAGAGCTGCATGACGTTCTCATAAGACTACAGATTCCTAGACCTCGTATAGCTTCATTATTTTATTATTGGAGACCAATTGAAGAGCATTAATACTGAGTTTTTTATACTTATAGATTTTGTGCTTGCGGTTGATAGGCTAGGATTTGAGTGGGACGAGCACTATAAATTATATAGCTATTGGCTAGCAAACATGAGGATGACATGAAGATAGCATGCATAAGTGATACTCACCAGCATCATAAGAAGCTAGTTATGCCAGCTTGCGACATGATTATTCATGCAGGCGACTTCACCTATCATGGGACTCACGAAGAAGTCAAAAAGTTCTTGAACTGGTATGGTGAGCAGCGAGCTAAATATAAACTATTAATTTGCGGCAATCATGAGGTAGAGATTAGCAAACAGCCATTTCAGCTCTTGCAACAGATGTGCGAGAACGAAGGTGTTCAAATCCTACATAACACTCATACTGTAATAGAAGGACTAACTATATTTGGCAGTCCTTATTCTAAGCGATTTGGCAACTGGGCTTATATGAAAGATGAAGCTGAGCTAGCCGATATCTACAACAGTATCCTGCCAGATACTAATATACTTATAACACATGGTCCAGCCTATGGTCAACTCGACCTCTGTCCTGGTGGCAACGTTGGATCAAAGTCACTAGCAGCAGCTATAGATAACTTGCCAAACCTAGATATAGTTTCAAATCCTATAACAGTGGAGTTGTAGTGAGTAGTTCAGAGCGTGCTATTATAGGTCTAGAGACGACGCTAGATAAATTAGAGCTTATGGAAAGCTACCATGAACTATTTTTTATCTTTAATAAGTTAGCGAATTTCTGGCAATCACGAGGCTATGACGTATGAAAAAGAGATTCAATGATAAAAATTGATTACTCTCACATGACTAGATGCATGAAATGCGACACCGAGATGAGTCTAGAGCATGATTTCAGAGACGCAATCTCTAACTATGCTTTCGTTTTCTGTCACTATTGTCTCAATGTTGGTCCATCTTCGCAGCATAGAAAAGCAGAAGAAGCCATAGTTGAAGCAACACACTTATGGAACATATATAACATGTGTCTCTGGGCATCAGAGTACACTAATCAAGGAGAAAGATGAACTATTACGTTTACTATTCAGACGACACAGTTGGACATTCAATCAGAGAGTTTCAGGGCGAAGATGAAGCCCGGGAGTTTGCATTTGAGCTAGTTTCTAGTGATCCAGCGATCTCACTTAAGATTATTAAAGGTTTCGAGATAACTGACGACGAATACGTATGAGAAGATTGCTTATAGCCAAATATTCAGCCTGCTATCTGATATCGCTGATATTTAGTGCTATATGCTTTAACCTTAGTTTTATGTTTATAGCGCTCGGCGAGGTTATGCCTTGCTTGGGCGCTAGCTTTATGACCTATGTTTTTTATACAGCAGCGGAAGCCTGCTCTATAATGCTGGAGTTCTTGATTGCCGGAGAATGAGATTAAACAGATGATATTACTACTCTGGCTCACACTAGCACTTGTTGCAGCGATAGCTTGCATAATTACTTTTATTACTATAACTAATTGGTTATCTAATAATAAAAAAGTAAAATCTAGACTAGTTAAACTAAAGCTAATAGTTGTATTGATGAAACTTAAACTGCTAAAACCTGGAGATCTATTTTGGGACGTCTGATCGAGTACACAATAAGATATTTCTGTATCAATGCTGATTGCATAGCTGATGTAGAATCACTAGACGTCTTTGATTCTGCTTATGTTTCGGCTTATAATATGACTAAAATGACTCGCAAATTACTAGAAACAAATAACTGGGATCCAGACGACACTGATGTATACGACAACTACAATTGACATTAACAGATTCGAAATTAAAACGGAGGTTATATGAAAACATATATTGTACTTTTTTTATTACTTTTTTTCTATTCATGCAGCTCATGTGAACATCTTAGGTCAGATCAGCAGCAAGTAGAAGAGCAGAGGCTTCTAGTAGAACCTCCAGGAAGTTTTAGATGATAGTCTACGTGTGGGTGGTGTTGATATGTCTTGTCTACCTAAAGATAAACAAAAACTTAAAGTAGATTTTGTGTTCAACATCTACAGGACAATATTTGGAGTAGATTTTATGGATACTCTGCAGTCAGAGAATATAGTTAGTTTCGGATCTAAGGCATTTTTAATAGCAGTAAATGGTTTACCACAAAAGCGAGCACCTATAGATCCAGCTTCTTTTAACTTTAGAAAATATAGCTTTAATGAGCTAGAGGGCGGAGATTTCTTCAACTTATCAGAAGAAGAATACGTTTACCTATTAGCTAATTCAGTTGCTGTTAGATAACATAGTGGGATTATAGCTCAATTGGTTAGAGCTCCCGGCTCATAACCGGGTGGTTCCAGGTTCAAGTCCTGGTGGTCCCACCAATTTTTAGGAGGTTCATATGCCAGAAAAACCAAGTAGATCTCCTGACTTTGTGCTAGCATCATGGCATTTTTACTTCAAAGAGATGCTGCAGTGGAATTCAACTGGCGATCAGACTTTCTATATAGAGCAAAGACGAGAGAGTATAGTCTTCTACGACGAACTCTGGGATAACTGGAAGCGCTACGACCACGACCAAGTTGGTGAATTGGGCGATGCAGAAAAAGTATATGAAGCTTATATAAATTGGCAACTTGAAAATATACTATTGGATCGAGCATGAAAAAGCCAGAAAGAGATCCAGACTTTGTACATGAAAAGTGGGAATTCTTCTTTGAAGAAGGAGTCCAGTGGAACTCTGGAGAGAAATTTCTTTATGATATAAAAGTAACTAAAAATATTGAAGTTATGTTCTTTGATCCAGCTGATGACTCGTGGAACTGCTACTATAGTGGTGGGGACGAGGAGAGTTTAGTAACTAATGGTTATCTTAACTGGCTAGCAGAAAAGGAGATACTATGTTCTTAGATGTCACAATCACTGCAGTTCTTGCCTTAATTTTTATGTTTGTATTGACTGTAACTTCATCTATGGTCGTCAGATACGTGACTACAGCCAATAATTATAAGCTGCCAACCAACCAGAACAGATTCGATAACAAGCTATGAATCTAACTAGATATAGATTAGACAATGGTCAGACTCGCATGATGTTGATCATAGTTTTTCATAAATTAGGAGTGTCTGCTTATGAGCGCCCGAGCATATACATTTCAGAAGCGAAGAAATGGTATAGTAACGACTTATACTGATCATTGGTGCTTTTATCAAGTTGTATTACATAATACAACTGTTTTTACACAGCACAGCGACAAGTCTATTACTCTTAATTCTGGCGGTTGGCGAACAGCAACGACTAAGACGGCTATAAACAGAGCATTTGACCTACTTAATATACCTGCTAGACTATGGCAGAAAAACTTCGAGTGGTTTGTTAGCTATGACGGAGCGACGTTTCCATTTGAAGACGGCATGCGGCTTGGCGGACGCCTATACTCTTTTGTTAATAAACTAGGTGTGTTAGATGACGACTCTATTTAACGATGAGTTGGTTGATCTAGCACTAGTTCTGCTAAAGCTAGACATTATAACTTTCGAAGAATACTGGCATAACTTTAACATATATTAAGAGGCAATAATGAACAGTAATCAGATCTTCTATTTTGTCCTACTTATATTAAATGCTATAACTGCAACAACAACAGATATCATTTTATTACGCTTTATAACTCTAATTTTTGTTGGTTTTTGCGCTGCAATGATTTCTTTAGAAAGAAAGTCAGATGATAGCTAGCCTTAACAGAATCGATATAATCATATGAAAAAGGGGAAAATATGGATGACAATCGACTTGGTGTGTACATTTGGACTATATTAAATGGCTGTGTAGTTCTTTATTTTATTAGAATTTTTAGCTAAGGAGGCATTATGTTAGTTTTTTCAGATGGAATGACTTTTGATACTTCTGGTGATCTAAGGATTATTTGGGAAAAAGATGGCTTATATGTGTGTGGCAAGGGCATTCTAGTTCCTGTTGGTACCTACGACGAAGCACTACTAGTAATTGAAAGACTGGAATTTGCATAGATAAAAGGACTAAAATGGATGATTTAAAGCTGATAAACGCTAGACTTCAAGAGCTGAATAAAGAGTTCAGAGAGCTTTCTGCTCTGAAGAAAGAACTTCAAGATAAAAGTAAGGCCCAGACAGTAAAAGAGAAGTACGGCGATTTTAAGTTTATGATTAAGTCGCCAACATTAATTGAAGAAATAGACTTTGAAAAGCTTATGAAAGAGGCTGACTTACAGGTAGGTAGAAATGAGTTTGGACTTCCTGTCATTGCTTATGATTTTGGTAACGGCTTATCTTATCTATCAATTGTAAGAGATGAAAAAGAAGCAAAAGTGAGATTAGCAGTAGATGAGCTGCTTAAGATAGCTGACGCAGCAAAAGAAGATTTTAAGCTGAACAACAACAAGATAACTGAGGCAACTGAGTTGTTTGTTAAGTTTGAGGAGGCGCTTGAATTCAACAGCAACGAAATTACGCGAGTTGTTACAGATTCAGAAAACCTATCTGAGTAATATCTGTCAGCAGCTGCGCAAACCTGAATATCAAAACGATGCTATGAATAGCTTAAAGAAGTCAGTAGAGACTGAGCTGGAGTCTCTTTCCTTTCAGCTTACATGGGCAGAGTCTGATATGCGCGGTGAACTTATAATGATTTTGACCAAATTGAAAATATGGACCTAAACCGATTCGATATTTTGACAACATCATAAGGGGGTTTTATGATTAAGTGGTATGCAACAGAAGAACAAAAAAGAATTGCGGCTCTTAAACTCGAATCAACTGATTCTTTTCTAGCGCGTGGTGGAAAAATTGAAGTTATTGGCTCAATGACTGAAGCAAAATCAAAGAAAATCGATGCACAAAAATTGCTCGATAAAGTAGTAGGCACTAAGCATGAAAAAGAAGTAATGGCCTTGTTAAGATCACAGGGCATACAGGTGGAGGAGTAATGGAAAATATAGATAGCTTAATTAAAGAAAAGAAAGTCCGTCAGCTAAGAATTGAACTGGACTACACAAAGGAGAGCATACTTAGCCTTCTAGCTTCGCTGCAAAATCAAAATATAGTAGGCTCTCCAGCGCTAATCAGTTCACTAACTGATTCACTTGTTAAGGTTAGCTCTGTAAAGTCAGAATTGGATGATAAAATACTTCACTTTTAAAGGAGTCGTATGAGCATTAACGAAGACGCAATTATTTGCACTTATAATGGCTATCATTTAATAGAGGAGAAAGAGTACGAAGAGGACAACATAAAGAACTTTCATTTAGTATACGATGGCGACAAGTACGTCGGTATGATGCCATACTCTCCATATAACAGACCGAGTGGTGCAGTGTTTAAGATGTGGATTGACTGCGGCAGGCCTTCATATGAAGATATGCATGGTCAAAACGATAAGGCTATTCATAGATACTACACTCAATGGCTAGATAGACAAATAGATAAACTATTAGTAGAAGAGATGACAAATGCGCTTTGAAGAACATCCGACCTGGCGAATGCTAGAAGAAGGCAAGCAGTACTTCAAGTTTCTTGAAGAAACTACTATTTCTGCAGACCTTGCTTCTACTGCTCGCCAGGCAATGACGTCGCTATACAGTCTTCAGCTTGAGGTTGAAAATCAACTTACTAATCAGGAGGACGAGGGTGAACAGTGATGCGATTAGATTATTTAAACTAATACAAGAGCGCAACGCCCTAGCGTTTGACAGAAGTCGCAAGCGATCTAAGGCTGGTAGACTAAGAGATAAGTTTAAAAAAACAGATTCTTTATCAAAAGAGCTTATTAAAGAATTTAACTTAGCATTTACAGGCTATAAAAATGCCTGCAAAAAACTTGCAACATTTACTAAAAAGCACAGAAAATTCAGAAATTATGCTAAAAGTAAGTATCTAACAAGGCAAAAAACTGATGCGTCAAACCACATAGTGGGAATCTCGCTTATGCTAGATGGTCAACGAAATTTTTTTAGTATTAAAGCCATTGAGACGTGTTTGCAAGAAGTAGAGATTGAGCAGATCTTACTAGGGTTACCTCAGATATGAGAATATTAGCAATAGACGACACACGTGAACTCACTGAGGCTCATGTGCTGGTAAGAAATTTTAATGAAGGCATAAGGCAGCTAGAGCGAAATGGTCCATGGGATCTGCTACTACTTGATCATGATCTGGCTTCTTTTGATTCAGATGGCAGAGAAAAAACAGGCTATGATATCATGTGCTTTTTAGAAGAAAATCTGCACCTTGCTCCTAAAAAGATCGAGTGTGTTAGCGCTAATCCAGTAGGCAGATCAAGAATTACAGCTATGATAGTGAGGTTAAATGAAAAAATTAAACAGGCATCAGGCGATGGCGACAATATACAGGATATTCTATAAATTAGATATTATAACTTTTGAAGAACTAGACACGAGTGTAGATGGACTTCAAGTACTCATGCTGCATGACTGGTTCAAAGGAGATAGCTAGTGTTTTCACTTATTTTTCTAGCTGCTACAATTATTTATTTTTTTAAGTTTCATCATAAAGTATTGGATAGGCTTGGACTATCTGAACGAGATGATAATCTTATGGCCATTGGACTATTTTCAGGTGTAGTGCTTAGAAACGCCGCTATATTTCTTGAAGCCTTATTTGTCAGTGGCACAATATTTATGGGTGAACTATTAATTGCTCTTATCTTTATTTTTCTAATAAAGTCTAGATACGATAAGTTATAATATAACAGGCTCGATTTCATATCATGAAAAACAAAAGGGGTTTGTATGTTTAGAACAGAAGTCGGTGAGTATAAAGGCCATAAGACTATCTCCATATTTAATGATGATAAGTTTGTTGTTAGTTTTGGGATTAGCAAGGCGAAAGCAATACTAGAGGTTTTAGACGACGTAAAAGAGTTTGTCGAAAAAAATCAAACTAATAGTTCTTCAAAGATTAATTTTGATTCTCTTACTGAAGAGCAGAAAAAAGCCATTATGCAGTTCATAAAGGGTTAATGTGAAGAAGAATGCTTTACTAAAAGTTTTAGCGGCACTCGTTGTACCAGGCGCAGTGCCGCTTGTAATTGCTTATTATGCTTATAAATTGATTAAGTATAAGAATAAATGAAAGGACCGAATGTCTCGGTCTTAGCAACATAAGGATTTTTATGGCCCAAAATCAGCGGGAAGCAACGTTTCAGGCAATCACTAGTGTGTTGGAAAACAGCGGTGTGAGCTTTAATCCTGGTGAAGACGTCAAAAGTGTTATCACCTCAGATCACAAGAAAAAAGTAAGAGAAATTCTAATAACTGGTCTCAAAGATGGATCAATAACTTCTTCTACAGAATTTGCAGGAAAGATGACTAGCGACGTAGATTATAGTAAGTATTGCAGCGGATTAATCTCTAACTGGATTAAGAAGGATCCGCGCTTGAATGGCAATGTAAAGCATCAGAGCTCTAGTGGTTCAGGTAAATCTGTTTCTCGTGTAGGTAACGGCGATTCACAGGTAAAAGAGCTTCGTAAATTACTTAAAGCAACTGCAGGTACAGACTCCGAGCAAGAAGTTCAAGAAGCCCTTAATTCCAGACTAGAAGAGTTAAAGGTTGAAAAAACTTCAAAAGCAAAGAGCTCAATAGTCGCGGAATCTGTGCCTGAAAATCTTAGGCACTTAGTTTAATATGGATCCCATAGTAAAAAATATAATAATACTATTGTTTTGTGTAACGCTTTTATCAGAGTTTAAATGACCAGATGTGAAAAGCATCCTAAATTTAACGGTAAAAAAATGCCCAAGCATCAATGCTTGGGCTGTCTAAATCTATACATTAAAATGCACAAATCGCCTAGAGCACCACATAAGCCCTCTAAAACTTTTAAGAGTGCTAAAACCTATACAAGAAAAACAAAATATAAAAAGGACTAGCGTTATGGATCAAAGAGAGTACCTAGCTCTACGAGATAAGGGTAGAAAGCACATGATAACTACATTAAAATGTTTTGAGTTTTGGGGACAAAGAGTAGGCCGCATAAACGGCGACATTAAGAATAAGTGGAGCGAAGCAAGATGGTATGCAGACCTAGGCTCAAGTTCTTTATTTGAGTTATTGAATGTTGATGTAGTATATAAGTCTGATCCAGATAAAGGTTTTAGATATAGAGTGCTGGATACTGCCAATCGAATCTCAATAAATCTATTCTTATTTAGATATATGGTTATTCTATATAAGTTGTTTTTTTATAATGTAGCATACACTGCGGCCATGCTTAAGAATCCAGAGCATGCTAGAGACATAGTGTTGTCCGCTGACCATAGAAATAAAATTATACTAGCAAAACCTTTTATTTTTACAGTTAAAATTTATTACGGAGTTAGGCGGTGGATTGCCGGTAAAATTCAGCGGGGGCGCTGACACTGCTACGCCGAATACCGCTATAGGCTACAACAGAATCGATATATTTCTAAAAGGATAACTATGAGTAAATTTGTTGGAATCAAAAAAGGTGACATTGTTCGTGTAAAGTTCATTGAGATGCGCGATCTTGTTGGCGTCAAAGGTACGAATAAAAGAAGACAAAGCTATCAGCTTGTAGGTGAATGGGAACTCGGAGCTAACATACTTGCCTTTACCTATGGCGGAGACTTTCTAGTTAAGAAAGACTTTCCTGACAACGCTAGTCCTCAAGAAACGCTTGAGCTACTTAACCATCTTGATGGTGGCGAATTTGACATACCTCAAGATATAGTAGCAGCTATTGATGTTATAGATGCTGCTTATAAGTTTGTAAGCGAAGACCATAAGATCTGCATGATCATGTCCGACAGTGAATTGCTTATAAATGGAGAAAAACTTACCAATACAGGCGATGAAAAGCATCTAGATTTATTTGTCGAATTCGTAGAACGATATTTAACTAGTAAAGCGATAAATGATTCGCTTAAAAAGGAGAAGGATGTTTAAGGTACTATTTATATTCTTTATTCTTACAACCGGAAGCGTCGCTGGTGCAGCTATTATGGCAGCTATGATTTCTATCTCCGTATATTCCAATATTGACAGCACCCTTGATAAGCTCAGGAGTAACAGGTTCGTTGAACGGTTCATTAAGCCTATCTGGGCATAGCTTGCTATATATTCTAGCTGTAGAAACAGAGCGCAGCTCCATGTAGCCGCAGCTCCTGCACTTCATCCAGTCCCGCGAATACTCGCTCATCCAGTGAGATGAGAAAGTATAACCTTTACATAAAGGGCAAAGATTCATGAATGATTGCATATCATGGTCACTATAAGTCATGTAAAACATTATACTTTGTAATAGGGCTTACTTGACTAAATATATGATATAATTAAGTTATTATAACTTCTTAAAAGTGGGGGTTATGGGACGTGGCAAGAAAGATTCACCAGAAGACTGGAAAAGATACAAGAAGCTGGAGCAAGAGAACGAAAAATTAAAAAGAGAAGTTACAAAACTTAGAAAATTAGTAAATTCAAATTGCATAGACCAGCTTGAAGAAAGAGAAGAGAAGGTAAAGGAAAGTCGCAGTAGAGGTATTGAGATTGAGCCTATAGAGCCTATATGTGAAAATTGTGGCAAAACAGAGTTTAAAAAGATTCAATTTAAAAGACTAGACGGTGAGTTTGAAATAAAAGTTTGTGCTGTCTGCTCTTACAGAGGTAATCTAAAAAAACTTAAGGTAAAAGATGAGCAAAGAAGTCTTAAAGATATCAAGCAACGGCCAATGGACTCTGGAGAAGAGCCTCAATAAGGCTTCACTGTTTACTGCAGCTGCACTAGCGGGCATGCTGTCGCAGGATCCAGGTCAACTAAACACACAGAAAATTCCCTACGCTCCGCAAGATAGCAGTTCAAACGAGCAGGTGAGCCTTCATCCAGATCTTCATCACATTGCTTTCATAGAAAGTTCTAGTGGTAAAAACAAGAAACATAAGACGGTAAACTACGGATTGAATAGAGGTGATTCAGCTGCTGGCCTAACAGGTCTAATGCCTCATACTATTAAAGAGATAGTCGGAAAAAACCCCGACATCAAAGCTAAGTATGGGTCACTCTTAGATAAAGATCATAATGAGATAACCTCATATGTAAACTCGAATGAAAACGCAGACAAAGAGCTTGCCAACAAACACTGGAGCAGGCTGTCTAGAGTCTTTCCAAGAGATGAACTAAGACGCGTCTATGCCTGGAAGAACGGCGTGACGGGCGCAATTAAAGCATCGGATGACCAGGTAAAAAGCCATCCGTATGTTAGAAAATATCTCAACTTAAAATATCAAGAAAGAAGTCCCGCAAATACTATAAAATAGTGCGAGAGATTAACTCTCGCACGATTTACACTCATCGCCTCTACTAGCCATGTCCCCTTTTATAACCGAGCTAGATCTGCAATAATACAGAGTCTTTACACCGGCTTTCCAGGCATCTATATGTACTTCGTGGAACCATTTAGGATCCGCGTCTGCTGGAAAGAATAGGTTTAAAGACTGGGCTTGATCTATGAATTTTTGTCTTTGACCTGCTTGTCTAATGATAGATTTCTGATTTATCTCGTATGCAGTCTTAAATACTTCTTTCTCTGATTCAGATAGAAATTTTAACTGCTGAACCGAACCGTTGTCTACAAGTATTGATCTCCAGGTCTCGTCTGTGTTCTTGCCATATTTGTCTAGTATGACAGCAAGTTCTTTATTCTTTCTGATGAATACGCCTTTAGCCGTTTTGTCTGTATAGGCATTTGCTATGATCGGCTCAATACCAGGACTCACATCGCCGGATATGATAGAGTTTGACCTAGTAGGAGCAACTGCAATAAGATGTGAGTTGTACATTCCAGTTCCTCTGCACCACTCAGGCTCGCCATGTATTTTTGCCATCTTGCGCGATTCATCAACAGCAGACTCATGTATGTTCTTAAAAACCTCTGCGTTTAGCATCATAGAGTCAAATGAATCAAATGGCAGATTCTTCTGCTGAAGCAGAGTATGCCAACCTAAAACACCTATGCCAATGGCTCTACCCTTGACGGCTGATCTCACCGAGCGCACGAAGCCTGGCAGATGTCTAGCTCTGTTGATGAACTCATTTAGTACACCATTTAAAAACTGGACCGTCAGGTTGACGAGATCAGTATTCTTCCACTCATCCCATTTGACTAGATTTATAGACGATAGGCAGCATATAAAACTGTGATCATCGTCTGTAAACAGAGTAATCTCACTGCAAATATTGGTCATTGATACTTTTAGATTATTATTCTTATAGGCTTGAGGAGCAGAGTTGTTGACTGTATCCTCAAACATGATGTAGGGTTCGCCTGTTTCAAGTCTAGTTTTAAGCAGCTCGATCCAGCGTTGTCTTGCTTCTGAATTTCCGTTCTCTACCTTATTCATAAAATCATCTGAGACAACTGCACACTGATGCAGATTAAGACACTGCCTGTTTACATCACCTTGAGGTCGTCTAATCGACAGGAACTCTTCAAAATCTTTATGTGTAACTCTTAGGTTAAGAGAGGCTGCTCCGCGACGAACATTACCTTGTGAAGTAGCGATAATAGCTGTATCATAGCATTTTGCCCATGGCACTATACCCTCAGACTTTCCATTTGATCCGCCTCTAATTAACTCTCCGCGAGCTCTTATTCTATCTAGCGATATTCCTACTCCGCCACCATGCTTTGTAAGCATAGCCATCTCATGTAGTGATTTATAGATGCCATCTACAGAATCTGGTGTATCAATACCGAAGCAAGATATAGGAAGTCCTCTGTTAGTGCCGAGATTACTGAGCACCGGCGAAGCAGGGCAAAGCCAGTTCTTGTTGTACATTACGTCAAAAAACCTAGCCTCAAGCTGCTTGTTGTTTATGGCTTCTGCTGCAGCTCTAGCTACTCTTCTATACATAGAGCGCGGAGTTTCGCCCTCTAGTAGATAGCCTTTTGAGATAGTAGCGTAGCCTTCTTCGGTCATCCAGTCTGGCGCTTCACCTTTTGATTTCAACTCTTCTAGCTTAGTCGTTTTCTGCATCGCTACCTCCAAATACATAGTCAATATTCCAATTAGAACTTACACCCTTAGAGTAAGTAGTAACTCTCTGTGCAAAGAAATCCTGAAACTCTACTCCAGCGCTGAGAGCGTCGAACCACTCCATGCGCTTTATTGCGTCCTTGTCTATATTCTTCCAGTTACTAGAGTAACCTAGATCCTGAAGCTTAGTGTTAGTTCTATATCTGATGTATTGCTTTAGGTCGTCTTTATCTAGACCCTCAACACCTAGGTTGAACATCTTATCTACTGATACGTCGCCAGTAGGACTTTTGAAGCACATATCAATGAAGTCGTCTTCTAGCTTAACAGTAAGTCTTGCAGCCTCATAGATATCTTCTTCTACGGCCTCTTTGACGCCTGGATTTTCTTTGCAGTATTCTCTGAATAACCAGCAACCAGCTTCACTATGAAGCGACTCGTCTCTAATAGACCAAGTTACTATTTGACCAACGCCTTTTAATTTATTAAAGCGAGAAAAGTTTAGTAGGATGGCAAAACTAGAGAACAAGTGTACGCCTTCTGTGAAGGCAGAAAATACAGCGAGTGATCTTGCTATCTCTTCTTTGCTTGTCTTTATTGCTTTAATATCTTTTAATCTATTTAATTTTGCAACCGTTGCGTCATCTTTAAGAAATGCTGCATAGTCGTCGAGACCAAGAGAATCATTGAGATAAGAATAACCCCAGATATGTATCGCCTCCATGCCTGCAAAAGTATTTGCCATCATGCAAACTTCTGGTTTAACAAACCATTTAGCAACTTTTCTAGACCAATAGTCTTCTACATGAATTTCTGCTTGAGTAAAGCCTTTAAGGACGTTGCCAACAACCGATCTCTCTACTTCATTAAGAGAAGTTTTCCAATCGTTTATGTCCCCTGCCATACTTACTTCTGTTGGAAGCCAGTGAGCCTGCTGTTGTTTTTCAAAATACTCGAAGGCTTTTGGATACTCGAAAGGTTTATATACTTCTCGTTTCTGAGTAAGAGACATCGCTACTCCTTTTATGAGCTTTTCTATTTTTGCTTGTTTAGCGTAGAATAACTAGTGCATTAGATACGTGGGTGATAGTTAATTCTTGAATATGATAAGTTATTGAATTTATTATATCTATTTTTCATCTATTTCCCTTATCCGCATTGTGTTATGAAAATTATACCATGCACTAGCCATTAAACATCAACAGATTCGATTTTTTTTTAACGGAGGATTTACATGAGTAAAATTATAGTTTGCACTTGTTGCCAATGTGAATTTGAGCTAACACCTAAAAAACCTGGAAAAATAGGCGTATGCGAAGATTGCGCTAACGAAACTGTTACTAGGTATACTGGTAATATGATCTTTGATCACAAAACAGGAGCAGATATTCAGATCAACTCTGACCCTGAGCTTACTAAGTATATTATTGAATCAACTAAATTGCGCAGCAAGACTTCTAATCTAGGAAATAATCTGAAGGCTAACTCCGGTAAGTCGCGCTCATCTGGGCTTGTTTACGCTGCAGGCGGTAGAAATCGTCGTCGTGAATAGTATAATTAAACAAAGGAGGTAAGCATGGATTTAATAAGGACGATCGTGCTTCTGTGCAGTGTTACGTCTGGCAGAGATTCCGCTGACTATGTTGAAAAACTCCAGTTAAAATGCCAGCAGCATTATGTTAAGTGTTTAGAGAATACAAGTACATACAGAGATCTTTCTAGATGTATAAAAGAAAGAAAATTATGAGGTTAATATGTCAAGCACTAAAGAACTAACGGATGTTGCAGTCGCAGAAAAAGAGAGTATACGAGAGCCGTCAAAGTATGACGTTATAGTTCACAATAACCAGCACACCTCATATGACGAGGTCATAATCATACTATCTAATGCCTTTGAGATGAATTATCAGCAGGCACTAGATTTAGCAAATGTTGTTCACACAGAAGGCAAAGGCAGATGCGGAACTTATAGTAAAGAGGTCGCAGAAATGAAGCTAGTGCTTATAAACACTATAAAAGAATCACTGTCTCAAATAGTACCACAGAGAGCTAAAGAAATAAAGATGCTATTATTTACAATAGAGAAGAACTAGGAGCAATATGACTAACAAGATTACAGAAGAAGTCATTAATGGTGTTATAGCTGAGTCTAATATAAACACAATATCTGTATGTAAGTTCTTTCGCTATTGTCTAAAAGAAGATTTTAAAGAAAATATATCTTTTTTAAAAGCAAAAGGCGCAGACATAGAGTTCTTAAAAGATTCTCTAGACAATCATATAGAGGTAGAAGACGCACAACTTGAGATATTTAGTCAAGTTAAAACACTTATGAACAGATCATCTCAACTGGAACCAGCAATGACTCCAGAGTTGAGCAAAGTATTTGATCTTATGAAAAAAGCTGCAAGCAAAGATCAGCGACCAATGTATTTTGAAGATATGATAAATGCCATACATGTGCTAGGAAAGTCTGATCCTGACATGTACATAATCTACTTCTTAAAAAAATCTGGCTACAAGCATGATCCAGAATCTTCGCCTGGCGCACGCGGTAAATATAAGTTTATAGGAGAACTATGCGATGACTTAAATGCCAGAGCAAGCAAGAAACTCATAGATCCACTAATTGGTAGACGAAAAGAAGTAGAGCGGATGGTAGAAATTCTAGCTCATTATAAGAAGAAAAACCCTATGCTTGTTGGTTTACCAGGTGTTGGTAAAACAGCAGTAGTCGAGGGTCTAGCCTCTATGATTGAGCAGAATTTAGTACCAGAGTCACTTAAAAAATCAAGAATATACTCATTGAATGTAGGCAACATATTGGCTGGTTCAAAGTTTCGTGGTGAATTTGAAGACAAGGTCAAGGGTGTACTGCAAGATCTTAAGACTATGAAAGAAAAAGAAGGCATTAACGCCATACTATTCATAGACGAAGTGCATCAGGTGATGGGCGCAGGCGCAGGTGGAAGCAAGGAAGGTGTGGATCTAGCTAACATGATTAAGCCTGGTCTTGCCAATGGCGATCTTAGCTGTATCGGTGCAACAACAGATGATGAATACAACCAGAAGATTCTTAAAGATAAAGCACTTATGCGCAGATTTCAGGTAGTAAAAATTGAAGAGCCTTCAGCAGAAGAGACTCTTCGCATACTAGAACAGGGAATAAAGCCCGTACTAGAGTCTTATCACGGAGTTAAATACTCTAGAGAAGTTCTAGAGCGAATAGTCGATCTATCAAAACAGTATGTAACCAGTCAGTTTTTTCCGGACAAGGCCATATCTATAGCCGACTCAGTCGGTGCTAGAATTAAAACTACACTTAAGGCGGAAAGAGTTGATGCTACAGTAGACGACGTAGAGGAGATAGTTTCTTCCATTACTGGAACGCCGGTGTCTGCTTTCAAAAAAACTCGTAGTAAAGAAACTTATGTCGATATAGCTAAAAATATAAAATCTACTATTTTTGGTCAGGATTCGGCGATTGATCGAGTAACTGAGCAGGTCGAATTAGCCAAAGCTGGATTGCGAGACGAGGGTCAGCCGATAGGTTCTTTTTTATTGCTAGGCCCAACAGGAACAGGGAAGACCGAGTTGGCAAAGCAGATAGCTGCACAAACTGACTCGCATTTCTTTCAGCTCAATATGTCAGAATTCTCTGAAGAGCACGCCGTTGCAAAGTTGTTCGGAGCTCCTCCAGGCTATGAGGGACACGATCAAGGTGGTGTACTCACCAATGAGATAATGAAGTATCCGCACACTATCTTGCTTCTTGATGAGATTGAAAAGGCAAATAAGAAAGTCTATGACGCATTATTAGGCATCATTGACGGTGCGCAGATGACAGATGGCAGAGATAATAAGGTAGATTTTGGCAATGTGCTTATACTAATGACATCGAATGCTGGAGCTTCACAGGCCGCTAGAACTAAAAAACCGGTTGGAATAACTAGCGATGATGACGATGCAAAGAATGCAAAAGCAAAGAGTATGGATGGCGTATTAAAGGATACATTTAGCCCGGAATTTAGAAACAAACTTACAGGCGTTGTATTGTTTGATTCATTGCAAAAAGATGTTATCATTAAAATAGTAGAAAAATTTATAAAAGTTGCACAAGTAAAGCTAATGGCAAAAGGCATAAAATTAACTGCAAGTAAAAAGGCAAAAGAATTCATGGCAGACAAAGGCTATGATCCAGAGATGGGTGCTAGGCCTATTAAAAAGCTAATAGATGATCTTATAGTCAAACCTCTTGTTAAACCACTTCTTAAAAAAGAAGTTGAAGCTGGTGATACAGTAAAAGTTATATTAGTAGATAACGAGATTAAACTTGAATTCATAAAACCAAAGCAGCAAGAGGAGGTGGCGGATGCAGTTGACCCTGGCACAGCAGGATAGCGTTCGCTACTATAGATTAGTAGCTTTTTTGGTAAAACTTGAATTAGAAATAGAGATGACTCCAGCGATGGAATATGTACTCTACAATACTATTAACTGGAGCCTAGCGCCAGAGTAAGGAAAAGATGCTTAATCTTTATAGTTTTGGAGAGACATCAAAAAAGATACTGGCTGCTTTTATGTACATAAGTTATTCATTAAATATGTTAGGCATTTTTATGTTTGGCTATAGTATAATTATTGCAATAGCGATTCAGTTTTTAGTAGATTTTACGGTAGTCGCAGTTCTTTCCTATAGAGAAACTTTACAGGAAGTAGACTACCACATAAAGTTAAAAGCTACAAAAAGTGTATATAGATTATTAAAATAAATGAGGGTACATGCAAGTAAGGCTTGTAGCACATACAAAGATAGACGATTCATATATGAACCATCTACTTGAATCAGATGACGGTGCTGATGTCTTTATTAATAATGTGCAGTCGCTAGAAGGTCTAGTCGCTTACATGGCTAGAGTAAGCTCTTCAGATCAGAAAAATCCTAGCTACGCAGGCCTCATCAGATACTGCATGAATCATGGTCACTGGTCAATATTAGAAACAGGTAACGCTACATTTGAGATAGAGACTTCCAGAGCTATCTCGGCTCAGATACTTAGGCATAGATCGTTCAGCTTCCAGGAGTTTAGTCAGCGCTATCAGTCGGTTGACGAAAGCGGTATAGAGTTGTTTGTAGCAAGAAGACAAGATGTAAAAAACAGACAGAACTCTATAGACGATCTAGATGAAGCAGTAAAGCAAGAATGGGAAGATCGCCAACTAGAAAACTGGCGGTCAGCATTTGATCACTATAAGTGGGCTTTGGACAACGGTATAGCTAAAGAAACTGCTCGCGCAGTGCTTCCGGTGCAAGCCAGAACTCGTATGTTCATGAACGGCACTCTAAGATCATGGGTGCACTATGTTAATTTAAGAACTGATCCGTCAACTCAGAAAGAGCACAGAGATATTGCTGAAGAAATAAAAAGTCAGCTAACACAGGCTTTTCCAGTTATAGCAGAGGCGGCAGGTTGGAAAACCAGATGAAAAAAGAGCATATACTCATATTGCTTGAAAGAGTAGAAGAGATGCTTATTTCTAGTACGCCAGAAAATTGGCCAAATGGAATTAATTACGAGGTTCGCTATGACGAACGCATAATAAATAAGATGCAGTTTACACTTAAGCGTTGTTTTATAACTTTATGGGAGAGTAGTAGCGGTAAGGGTATATCTTTGCAGTTTAGCGTTGGATCAAACTGCATAAATAGTTCCTATGAGGCACCTAACTTTTTCGTAAGATGGCTATGCCCCGTTTGGCGAACATGGAAAAGAATTAAGTGGAGGCTTATGTACTTACATAAGCAGAATAAGAAAATTATAGCAAAAAAAGAATTAGACGAGCAAATAGCAGTATTTAATAATCTATATTACACTCAGTTTCCTGACGATATAGACGACATTTTTTTAGACGATGAAGACTAGGAGGTCTTATGATGGATTTACTCAGATTCATGCTCTGCTCTCAGGTTGCATTTGTAGAAAAGCGCATATATGAGCCAAATAACTCTAAAGCTTTTAAAGAGCAAGCACTGCAATTGATAGCACTAACTACGGAAAAGTCCAATAACTTAGATACTTTTAAGCTAGGTGTTAATCTTGCAAAAATTAAGCTTGATGACAAAAAACCTAATTATATTGTGGCGTTGTTTTCAGATGACTATAAATACAAAATGTTAGCTATAGAATTAGCAGAAGACATAGCAAGTAGTATAGATACAAGATTTGTGTCCGGAGGCTCAAAAGCCTATCTTGGTCTTTTGCCAGAGGTGAAATTTATATGTTAAAACATGATCGCTATATGGTCGATAATATGGTTAAAAACAGTATAAATGCCTATCCTCCACCCTATGAAGCAGTAGGATGGCCTCCTGGTATACAGGACTTTATAAGGCAAGTAGCTCATGCAGCAGCAATGGAGATTATAGAAAATATCTATACACAGCTAGAACTAGAAGATAAAGCAGAGAGAATTATTCTTTCTGAGGATAACCATATCAAATAGCAGATATTTGCTTTTGATAAAAAGGATTTTATGTCTGACAATTCGATCGATGACATTGTGGTTAACGAATTTACAGAACAGTCTGCGAGAAACTTTAGAAAGCATTTGATTTCTAGAGCGGTAAGTGATCCTGGAGTCCCCATCATAGTCTACATAGACTCATATGGTGGTTCACTTGATTCACTTAATTCTATGCTGGAAACCATAGAGCAGGTCGCCAGTCCTATAATCACCGTGTGTATGGGTAAAGCAATGAGCTGCGGTGCAGTCTTGCTTGCTGCAGGTGATCATCGTTTCTGCGGAAGATCATCGAGGGTGATGATACATCAGGCTACTGGTGGTGACTATGGTCCTATAGAGAGTCTACAGAAAAATGTAGATGAGTGCAAAAGAATGAACGAGTCTTTTATGGCTTTTCTCGCTAAACGCTGCGGAAAATCCTTAGATCAACTTAAAAAAATAATTAAAGACAACGATTCTCGCGATCTATATCTTAGTGCAGAAGACTGCAGGAAGTTTGGTATAGTCGACTTCATAGGTATGCCTCACATAAAGCCTCTAACTATGTATCAAATAGATATTGCACCAGAAAAAACATACGGAAAAGTTTTGAACTTGGAAAAGAAGAACTTAAACAGATTCGATAAAAAAACAAAAAAGAGGAGGACAAATGCCAGATCAAACAGACGAAGTAAAAAATAAAGTAACGATTTCAAACGAAGATTGTGCAAATGTTATAAAGTATGCCACACACTTTAACGTGCCGTTATCAGCTGAGTTGCAAGTTGCATTAGATAAATTTACAGCTGACAATTCGTTTGAAAATCAACTAGAGATTAAGCTTGAAATGTGCAAATGGATGCTGTCTAGCGCTCATGAGTCTTTTCAAGATAGTCTATGGGATGCACCAAAAAAAGCAGCAGAGTCCGTTGTCTTCAATCTTCAATTTGATAAAGATGTGAAAGACGTGCTTACTAAGGGCGACGATTCTGCCCAGGAATAGGTGGTGGTTGGTTATCGGATGGTAAAGATGGTGGCAGATCGTTGGCCTCTGGCATAGGCGGTGGCAGATCGCCACTCTCTGGTAGAGCCGGAGGTGTTTCTTTTGCAGCAGATGCTTGCTTTTGTTTAGCGGCGCTAGCTCTTGAAGCCAACTCAACCGCTGGATCTACGACTCCTTCCTTGCCGAAGGATCTGTTTCCAGTGCAATGATCTTGCATTATGCCATCAATTCTTGATCTGGCGTATGTTCTAAATCCGGATGCACCGTGTTTTTGACTATCAAAATCACGTATTGCAAGCATTAGTCCATGCAATCCAGCATCATAGAGATCATTTGGATGAGTAATTCTATCCGGATACTTTTTGGATTTGCGCGATGCAAGCTCATGTATATCTGGTAGATATTCTTTAAATAGGTCTTCTATTAGTTTTTGATGATGCTCATTTTTCATGTCACTATTATACCATTAGCAGGAGGTATAAATGAATTATATGTTTTACGAGTCTACTAGAATAGTAGAGAAACAAGAAAAACACGAAAAATCAAGAGCTTACGATCTTATTGAATCTTTAGAAAAAAGCGGATTAGACAATCATCATCTGTTTTGTGCGCTGGAGTTGATGAGCAAAAGAGCACAGTCTGAATTTGAGTCAGCCGTCATTTTAAAAGCCAAACAGATACTCATAGCTCACAAGGAGAAAAATGAAACAGATGACATTAGTATTATTAGTCGCTTTAGTAGCTGCGTGCGCTCCCAAAGCTAGCAATGAAATTAGCCAAGCAAACAGCTATAGGGTTGTAAAGCCAACAAGCGGCAAGCATCACGCTATCTTCCAAATTAGAAGTCCAAATGGTGGTGGCTGTACTGCTTTTGTTATCTCTAATAGAAGAGCTATTACGGCTGGTCATTGTGTGGAAATTTCAAAGCAACTTTTAGAAAACAAAAAAGAAATTCAAACGACAACTGCTGGTTTTGTAAAAGCTATAGCTATAGAAATAGAGAGAACTGATTGTACAAATGTCCATCCCAAGTTTCTTTGTGAAAAGAGACTAAGAGAAATGAGAGCTATGCTTAAAAATTCTAACTCTCTTCTTACAAGGCTGATTAATAATCAACCAGATAAATTTAAAGTACTAGATTCTGAAGGCAAAGAGCTTAAAGTTGAGCCAATTGCACTAACTAGTGAATTTTCTTTTAGAGACTTTGCGGTTCTTCAGGGTGATTTTTCTGAGTTTGAGAAGCTTCCTTTAGCTGAAAGTGTTGATCTGTTGCCAGGTGAACTTCTGCGAACTTGCGGGTTTGCGAATCTTAAAATTCCTGCAGCCTGTACAAACTTTATTGCCTTAGGCAACGAAGGATTCGCTTACAAGGGCAACGGTTACTTAGTAAAAGGCATGAGTGGTGGACCTGTTATCAATAGCAAAGGTGAAGTAGTAGGAATCAACGTCGCCGTAGGCGCAGACGCAGTATTTATGACTCCGGTAGTGGGAGTTCTAGATCGTTTTGCTAAGGAGGACTAGTGAAAGAGCTCGATATTTTGCAGGCTATATCTGATGAGAGCAGTAAGAATGGTAAATTTGCTTTACTTAAAAAATATTCTAGCGATCAGCGTCTAGCTCAACTACTAGACGCTGCGCTTAACTACAAAAGAATCTTCTACATAAATAAAATGGATCTAGGTCAGTCATTGATTAATGAAGGCGTAGCTTTCCCAGACCTACATGATGAATTCATGCAGTTACTTTCTAGACTAGAAAAGCGCGAAATAACTGGCAATGAAGCTAGAATAGAGGTTGTATTCTTTCTAATCAAGTGCTCCAAGCAGCAGCAAGACTGGTATCTTAAAATTTTAAGAAAAGATCTTAAGGCGGGTTTCAGCGCTGAAACAGCAGCAGAAGCTGGGTTTGACATACCGCTATTTGACGTAATGTTGGCCAAAGACGGAAAATCTTGCAAGAACCTGAAAGATATAATTTCTAAAGGCGTCTATGCTAGTCCTAAGTTTGATGGCTACAGATGCCTAGCTGTAATAAATGAAGGCGAAGTAACTCTCTACTCTAGGGCTGGAACAGAGTTTCACAACTTTCCATCCATAGTAGAGTCATTAAAGCGCAGCTTTCCTAGTGGTCAACATGTGTTTGATGGTGAGATTATGTCTGATGACTTTCAGTCTATGCAGAAGTCAGCGTTTGCCAGCAAGCGAGGGACTGTGGTCGGTGACGTCAAGTACTATGTATTTGGATATGTTCCCTATCAAGAATGGGACAGCAAGCAGTTCAAGCTAAAAACAAAAGAAAGGCTAGATATATTAGGTAATCTTCAAAAATCATTTGAGCCTAACGTTGTAATGGTGTCACAAAAATTCATAAACTCACTAGACGAAGCTCTTAAATTTGAGCGAGACTGCTTGAGCTACGGCTATGAAGGCGCAATGCTACTGCCAGATATTCCATATTATCTTGGCAAAAAATCTAATAAACTACTTAAATTAAAGACTATGCAGTCACAGGATTGCACTGTTAGAGGTTTTTATGAAGGCGAAGCAGGCACTAGAAATCAAGGCACACTTGGTGGTCTAGAATTAATCCAAGAGAATGGCATTGCCTGCAGATGCGGCACTGGCTTCTCTGACGAAGATAGACTATATATCTGGAGCAACGGTCAAGAATTTATAGGGCGAATAGCAGAGATAAAATACCAGGAGCTAACTGAGGACGGAGTCATGCGTTTTCCTGTTTTTATGAGATGGCGTGATGATAAGGCTAAGTAATATGAATCAAGAGGTAGACGCTGTAGATGTATGCCTGAACTTAATTTTGGTTCTTCAACGACTAAATCTAGGCGTACGTCACGTTAGAAGAACACCTATGGCATTTGAGTTAGCCATACTATTAGACGAAGGTAAAACAGCTCTAGACGCATACAGAAAAGAGCACAGCATAGGTTCAAGTTGGTGGGGATAAGCACTTTTATTATGACGTTTAATTTAAAATCCGCTGACAGGATGCAGATGTATCTTGAAAGTGCCATAATAATGGATTATCTTGAGTTTTTAGCTAATATAAACATCATATATATCGATCGTGCATTGCTAGAAGATATTGGAGAAGGGAGTCGATTGCATGTCTACATTGAATAACAAGATAGAGTGCTTAAAAAGACTTATAAAGCTAGATCATCATCATGAGCTTATGTACTGGATGGTTGAGTCTAGGCTAGCTGCTGCCGATATAATGAGCTCGAAGAACAAATCAGATCAGCATATAGCAGAAGTAATTTATCTAAACTTACAGCAAGCTAAAATCGATGAAAAGATAATTCTACTAGACTATGAATGGACCATACTGCCTAGAGAACATATCAAGATAATGGTTGTCACCGAGAAAGAGTCACAGACATTCATTTACGAAGCTTAAAATAAAATTTGTATAATATCATTATTGCATGATGCAATAATAACGTTTTAGGAGGAAGCATGGTTTCTGTTTCACGAAAAAAGAAAAAAGTACCAAAATCATTTGAGCAAGCAACTAGAATTCTGCTTGAATGGCAATTTGAACAAAATCTAAAAGAAAAAATAGATGGCTTTTATCAAAAAAAACTTAAAGAATTAGATCAAGAAATTGCTCAACTTGAAATTGAAAATAACAATAAAAACTTAAACAAATAAAAACAATAACAAATTCGATATAAAAAAGAGGTTTTATGAAAGCATTATTAATTTTAACTACTTTATGTTTTTCGCTTGCTGCAAGTGCAGAAGTAAGAATAATTAAATTTTCAGCCGAGTGGTGCAAGCCGTGCAAAGACTACAAGCCGGTTATCGATAAAGTAGTAAAAGAACTAAAGCTTGACATGCAAGAGGTCGACATCGATAAGAATCCTAACCTAGCGAATAAATTTGCAGTTGAAGGCGTGCCAACGACAGTGTTCCTTGAAGGCGATAAAGAGGTTGCTAGAATTTTAGGTTCTGTTGACGAAAAATTTTTAAAACAATTTACTGAGAATGTAATAAAATCAACAAAGGGGAAATAGCATGTTGTCACTTATCTATGGCGGTATTACACATCATTATTTAGCAAAAGACCTTCCCTACTGTAATCCTATTAAAGGCGGTATGGGAACGATCCATAATGAGTATGTTATAGCCATGGCTGGCTCTAAAGATTTCAGACTTGGTCTAATATCGGGTAAAGACTCTGCATGCGGAAATATAATGGGTCCAATATCTGCAACTAAAATAAGTGACAATATTGATTTTATGCTAGGCGGTTACAATACTAATTTCAAAAAATTTCGTGACAGAATGATAGAACCACCTTCAATCGGCGGGATAACGCCTGTTGTTGGGCTTGATTTTAAAATACCACTATTCGAGTACGAAGATACTAAATTGTCACTAGATACTTTAGTATCTTTCGGAGTGATAACGCACGCAATAAATCTTAGTTTTTGAGGTTAATATGTATACATTAATACTAATAGTTGTGTCTCTGGGACAATACCCTGCAGTAACATCTATTGACTTTGACAATAGTGCAACGTGTCTTAAGGCTTTATCTACCTCTCTGGAGTTAGAGGGTCAGGGCTTAAAAATTAAAGCAAGGTGTGTACCAAAATGATTAGATTATTTTTAGCAAGCGCAGGCTTAGGCCTAAGTTGTAAATTGTTCTACATATCAGAAGATTTTGTAACGCAAACCATATGTCTGCTATTTATTCCGCTTTTCGTACTAGGCGTTAACTCTGCGATAAAGCAAATAGCGGTAGATGATAATGATGAGTAACATGGAATGCCCTTTCTGTTCAGTTCCGTGCCGCACCAAATGGTGTCCGTATAATGAGCAAGAGGATACGGAGGGCAAAGTGAAGAGATCAGACATGAGAAAGATCATATATGAAACACTTGAGTCGGGCTGGTCGCACCCGGAGGCTAATGCAAAACTTGCAGAAGACATTTTAGTAGCCATAGAGCGAGCAGGCATGCTACCGCCAATAGCTTTTTTACCTAAACTTAAAATATCAGATAATGCATGGGAGTCGGAGCAAGATGGCTAAGGTTATAGTCCACAAACCAACTCATGTATTTGATTACGAAACAGTAAACAGTATGACGGTTTGTTTGTGGAACCTGCAGTTGCGACTATTTGAACTAGATGAAGAGACTCTTATAAATTACTTTAACACTGTATTTGTGTCTGATATCTACGAGAACAACAGATATACCAATAAGATACTAAAGATATGCACACTTGAATGGCCAATGTCTGAGCAAGACAGACTGTGTTTGGCTACCCATATTGCGGTTCAACTGCTGGGACTAGGAGAGTTATGAATTACACTAGGTACTTACTATTGATGATACTTGGACTGACGCTGTGTTTTCCTCCCGCTATTCTTATGCTAGTGATTTTAAGTGCAATACTTAATTATTTCTTTTTTAGCAATAGTATATTGTTTGGTGGACTCTTGGTAATCTATTCTCTTTATAAGATGGCTAAAATCTATTCTGCCAGAAAGGAATGGGATGATTAGGATGTGGTTGCTAGTTATTCAAATGAGTCACGGATATGTGGAGCAAGGCTTCTTCATTGAAAGAGATAACTGTATAAAAATGGGTAAAGAGATTGTTGGCAAGTCTAAGTATATGACCTATGAATGCAAGAGGCGAAAAGTCAAAATTAAATAATATTAGTCGTCTTCGCCCTCTATCTCGTCTATTAGACCTAGATCAAGAGCTTTTTCTGAAGAAATATAAGTATCAAAGTCCATCATTTTTTGGAGTTGCGCTAGCTTAAAACCTGAATCTTTTTCATTTATCTTAGATAAATAAATAGCCATGCAGATCTTATCCATCTCATCATTTTCTTGTACTGCACGCTTAACATCATTAAAATGACCATTGACATCCATCTGACCTCTATGTATCATCAATCTTGAATGCTTACTCATGACTCTAACATCTGCCGCTTGCAATATGATGCTACCCATACTCATCGCTACGCCTATTACCTTAACGGTAACAGCATTTCCGCAGTCTTTTATAGCATCATAGGCCGCAAAACCAAGATTGACATCTCCGCCGCTTGAGTCAAGCACTACTAATATTTCGCCATCTGTTTTATCTAGATACTTTATCAACTTAACAAACTTATGTATGTTCTCACTGTCGACTTCGCCCTGCAAGTAGATTATTCTGCCGCGTATATCTATACCATGCTCTATGAGAATATCAAAATCAGTCTGTCGCCTGTCGTTCATATATGTCCCTTGACACTGCCACGGCAGCATACTATATCTAGCATTATACCTGGTCTTGCTTTGGCAGATTCGATATAAAATCAAGAGGTTAAGATGAGTAAAACAAATGAAGAACTTGTAAGAGAATTTTTAGAAAAAGGTGGAAAAATAGAAGTGCTACCACCTGCTGACAATAATCAGGTAAATCCTATATCTAGTATTACAAGTCAGCCAGTTAAACTTCTCTCGCTAGAAGAGGCAGAGTCCCTATACGGCGAAAAAACAGAAAGAAAAAGTAAGGCTAAAAAGCCTGACCTAAAAAACATAAACATGAATCTAATACCCGATCATTTGAAGAAATACATATTGTCGAAGTTCGACAATGATATTACAAAGGAGAACGAATGAAGCCAATTAGAATCTTAGAGGTGCTAAAGCTTGCAATGGCAGCACGCAAGAATGACGATGTATTTAATCCGCTATTTACAGGCGATGCTGGTCTGGGTAAATCTCAGATCTGTCAAAAGTTTGTAGATGTAATGAGGGTCACGGGTTTTCCAGAGGCAGGTATCGATGCAGATCCTGATTTCGGTTTTCTTGACCTACGCATTGCCTACTACGAAGCTCCCGACCTTATCGGGTTTCCTGAAACTGTCTCAGATGACAGAGGCACCAAGCGCACGACTCATTGTCTACCTGATTTCTGGCCAACAAGAGGCCAAGGTCTTATTCTTCTCGAGGAACCTAACCGCGGCACAACCGGTGTCATGAACTGTCTCATGCAGCTTCTAACCGACCGTAAAATAAATAAATACGAGCTGCCACAAGGCTGGATCGTAGCGTCCTGTATCAACCCAGACACGGCAGAATATGATGTGAATGCCATGGATGCCGCTCTTCGTAACCGCTTCGAGGAATACGAGGTCGAATACGATGCAATCTCCTTCATTGATTACATCGAATCAGCAGGCTGGCATGACACAGTGCAGATGTTCATTAAATCAGGTGTCTGGGTCTACAAGGACACAAAGTCCATCGGCGACAACGGCAAGTATATCTCGCCTCGTACCTGGTCCAAAGTCAATGCTGCGGAGAAAGCAGGTGTAGGTGCAGATCGTCGTCTCCACCGCGAGACCATGACATCCATTCTAGGCCGTGACATCGGTAATGAGTATCACAAGTTCTGTTATGACGAAGCTCCGGTTACTGCTAAAGATCTTATTGCAGACAAAAAGAAAGCTCTCAAGCGTCTTGAAAAGCAATCTGATCCTAACTCTTATAAAGGCGATATGATTGCTGTTACAGTGGAATCAATCGCTCAGTATTATTCTTGTACGATCGACGATGACAAAGATAAAGGTCTTGTTGGCGAGAATACAATGGCAGAGGTTGCCAAGATCATTCCTTCCGATCAGGCCATCAATCTTATCAAGCAGTGCGGTTTCAAGCAGAGCAAAGGTTCTATCACCACTTTCTTCCGTGATTTTGTTGCTCGCCACCCTGACTTGACAAAAGTATTGAAAGGTAATATTAGATTAGATAGAAGCGTAGGAAAAGATTAACCAATACGCTTTTAAGCCTGTAGAATTATAGGCAATTCGGCCGCATGGTTTATCCCTTTGTCCATGCGGCCTTTTTTAAATGAGGTTTTATGAATAATGAGATGCTCACTAAAGTAATAAATCTAGTTAATTCAACTAATGAAATGATAAAACTTAGAAACGAAGAAATACAACTTTATCATAAACTTACTAGGGCTATCATTGGTCAAAAACTATTAAAAGACCAAAAATCTAAAGAAGTTAAATCTATCGAACTACCCGTAAAGACACAAAATATTCTGAAAGAGCACGGCGTAAGATTTGGTTGGCCACATGGAACAAGCATTAAATTATATGACTCTGGTGCAGTAGAAGTATTAGCAAGTATAAAAAATACAACTACTTATATATTCGTAATTGAAGATAATACTATATTAATTCCAGCTTAGGTAAGTACCATAATGGCAAGAAAAAAGAAAGTTCTAAGAGAATACAACGTCTGCAAGTGCTTAGTAACTAACATACAGTCAGTTACAGGGCATAAAACACACGAGATACTATCATATATGCATTCTCTAGCAGAGAACTGCATAAAAGAGAATGGATTAAGAGTAGATAAATATGAAGAAGTGTCCTACTACGAGCCGACTATAATTGACTACTCCTATTATCCTAACACTAAGATATATCTAGCCGTATCTATTAGTAGAATTTCTAATCTAATAGAAGAAGACAATTCCGACGACTTAGTACAGTGCATGTATGTAGACTACAAGTTCTACACGCCTTCTTCTATTAAAAAACTAACACAAGAACAGTTTGACGATATAGTTATCGATGCAATGCTGACTGACTTTTCTATGGACTTTGATCCGCCTGCTATAAAGAAAAGAAAGACGCTTGTTCAACTAAAGAAAGAAGAAAAAGAGCGTGAGGCTAAAGAAAAAGTAAGACAAATTAATTATCTAAAAAAAGAACTAAAAAGTCTTCTTAGGCAAACTCTAGAATATAAAGCAAATGCTGTAGATGACAGTTCCACTAAATCTACAAGAAACTACTATGTTAGACAATTTAAAAAAAGTGAAAGAGAAATAAACTATGTAATTAATCAGCTAAAAAACCTAGGCGATAAAACACATGAGGTGCTTTTGACCCCAACAGATTCGATAAATAATCAAACGGAGGGCAAATGTCAAACCAAAGTCAAACTCAAGCTCTAGATCTCACAGAAGAAGAGAAACAACATCTTGAAGAACTAAAGCGCAAAGCCAAAGAAGCTGGCATGCGATCTCGTGAAGAAGCCCTAGAAGCTGCGAAGCGCGAAATGGTGGGTGCAGACGAACAAAAGCAATGTTTGCAAACCGCAATATTTCAGACGACTAAAACAAATCCATTCATGGGCTCTGTACTTCAGTGTATGAACATGACCTATAGCCACGTGATTCCAACTGCTGGTGTTATGTTTAATGCTGAGTTGAAGCGCTGGGATATGCTGTTAAATCCATATTTTTTCTGTCGTAAACTAAATGAAGTACAACGTAAAGCAGTTTTATTGCATGAGCTCTATCATATTACTCACAAGCATCCGCTACGTGTTCCATTCATGAAACTATCAAGCCATAAGCGTCAGCTCATGAACATCGCTATGGACATGGCAATTAACCAATTCATTAAAGATCTTCCAGCCGGATGCCCTCAGTGTCCGCCGCGTAAGCCAGGCCAATTCGCGTCCTTGCCATGCGAAAATCCAGACTGCTGTGGCTCAGGTATCGACATCAAAGATTTCTTCGACACAGACAAAAATGGCAAAATAGTTCAATGGGAAGCACGTCAGCCAGCTGAGCACTATTACGAAAAGCTAATGGAAAGATTTCAGGATCCAGATCCGGAAGATCAAGACAATAAGGATGGCAACGCAGGTGGTGGTGCAAGCAGCGGCGATCTTCCAAAAACAACTGATGTTCACCACTGGGATGGCTCAAGTGAAGAAAAAGATATGCTTGAAGCAACTGAAGATCTAGTTAAGCGTGCAATGATTAAATGCAAGTTTGGCCACGATGAGCTGCCAGGTCATATCAGAGAACTACTTGACCATATTAAGCAGCGCAGAGCAGAGCTAGACTACAAACGTCTGATTCTTCAGGCGATGAAGTCCTCGCTTCCTGCCAACTTTCGCGTCAAATCATGGACTCGTAAGAGCAAACGCTATGGCGCAAAAGCACCAGGCAATAAGAATGGAGAAGAACCTAAGCTAGATAATTTTATCGACACATCAGGATCTATCTCCATCGAAGAAGCAAATAACTTCCTAGATATCGTAGATGAGTTCTTGCGTGTTGGCGCTAGGAAGTGTACACTCAATATGTTTCATACTTCTAACTATTATCGCGAAGACTACAAGCGAGGTCAGCGTATCAAGCGTGAAGATATTCAGTCAGGCGGAACATGCCTAGAAGATTCATTCCGCGTGATTGCAAAATCTAGACCTGACCTAGCGATTATCTTAACCGATGGCTACTACAGCCATGTTGATACAAAGAAGCTGGTAGGCCCAAATGGCAGGTTTCCAAATACTGTGTTTATCATCAGCAAGGATGGTACTACGGATCATCCGTTTAAAAATGAACCGTGGGCAAAGACAGTACAGATTCCAGGCAGTGTGAAGCGATGAGTAACTTTGGCTTAAACTTAAGAAGCCACAAATGGCGCTGGACCTATGACGAGCAAGGTACAGACGCCTACAATGTATTGGGTGCACTAGAGTGCACTCTTTATAATTTAAGCATAATGGCGCCATTAAATAATTATTGGAATATGGATGAAATGGAGCGTTTTGGTTTTGAGTTTAGCTTCTTAACCAAGCGAAACATAAAGGACAACTGTGGACAATAGTAGGATCGCCTTAAAAGGCCTCAGAAAGAACGATCAAGGAGACATAGTCGAGTATGATCTTAGCATAAAATTAAATGAAATAACTGTAATCTCTATGGTTAGAGATGAGGCCTATGTATCTATATTTAATGGTCGTTGTTATAGGGTTAGTCATAGTTTTGATGAATTAAAAAGACTAATAGAAAACACAGAAACAAGCCAACTGTAGCAGTGTCAGAGGCTATTTATAGTAAATTATATGGTATAATATAGGTATGGAAAACACTAAGCTGCTTGATTCTTTACAAGAAATTTATGATGACCTAATCTGGCTCGAAGAGCAGGTTGCCTCTGATCTAAATAAGGGGCCCAACTATTGGAAAGACAAGGACCCGGCTAAGTATAAGAAAATGCTAACAAAATTGCGAAGAGATCGCAAAACACCTGGCCATAAAGAGCGCGGCTATCAGCAGGTTCTTCAGGCTAAGCGGCGTGAAAAAGGTAAGCCTGGCACGCGTAGCGGCCAAAATGGCAAGAAGGGTCACTCTTCAGGGCATATGAAGACTAAGACAGGTGCTGCAGCGAAGCGCTATGCTTCTGCCGAGAAAAAGCATGGTAAGAAGATGTCAATGAACCGCAAGAACAACAATAAAGGATACGCCTCGGGCAACGTAAAGCTTATATCTCAGAAATACAATAAGGGCGACGAAAAGTATTCTAGAAAAGCACCTGAAAATAATCTTAAAAGTAAATTAAAAAAACTAAAAAAAGCATTACTTGATTATCTTTAATTAAATATGGAAAAACTACACATATCTGAAAATGGTCAGTGGCAGCTAAATAAAGTTTTACTAAATTCAATAAGTCCTGCGGACGCAGAAGTTAAGAATCCAGAAGCAGACAGAAGAAATATATCGGTGGTAAACAAGCAGCTGCCAAACGGTCTGATCTATAAGCAGTTTAAAGTACGCGGAAGCAACAGCAACGCTAGAATTCATACGTTATATGAGAAAAATAACCCCGAACCTGTAAGCATAATGAATACATCAGATTCTCAAGATGTCGGCAACGACAAAATCTATAAGAATACAGTTAACTGGGCGTCAACTATACCAGAGCATCAAAAAAAAGGTCTTGGTAGACAGCTATATTTGGCCGCACTAATGCATTTGGGCACAATACACTCTGATGATAACATATCTCCGCATATACATAAACTCTGGGGCAGTCTATCAAAGATACCTGGGCTTTCGGTGCGACTGAGTGCTGGAGATAGTGAACTGCATAGACACAGAGCAGAACTAGATCCAAGCAAAAAACTAGATCTTAATTCGCTATTTCATAGTATAAATCTCTAATAGCGTAAAATTAAAGCCACAACCATATGACAGCTAATTATAAAAGAAAAAGACTTATTGAAAAAAATAGCTCGGATAGGGAGACGACTGCGATTCGTAAGCAGCTCAATTCCTCAGAGAGAATTAAGACAAAAAATGAGATTAAAAAAAATATAAGCGATAGAATACAAATAGCTCAAGAACTAAGATGGGAGTTCGAGGTGAAGCAGTCATCAGAATGCCATCATAATGAAATATTTGGCCCACACGTGCATATGCAAACAATGCTAGCACTGCTGGATGTAGGTGATTTCGATCTATATCGCTGCACATGCCTAGACACTTACAAACTATCCGATGAACAGATATTGAAAATGTTTGGCCTATAATTACTCTGTAATTTCATAAACGTATAATATCTTTAAGATTATAAAAAGAGGTAGTATGCGACTTGGCTTTGCCTGCAAATATATGCATGATATTGAGCTTCCAGCAAAAGAGCTAGAGGCTATCGAGTCACGACTTAACTGTCGTACGACCACGTTTACGTGGGCAAATAAACAGAAGCGCTCTGTCGCAGAGGAGCGATTGCACTCAATACTAGATCATAACCTAGCTGCACTCGGCGGAATTATAGACTATGTGGGAACACTGGATCCTGAATTGCGTATGTTTCGCATCAGCAGTGATATATGCCCGCTATACACACATCCAAATTGGATCAGCTTCTGGAAAAGCTGCGAACTACAATCGAAGCTTGAAAAAGAATTAACGCATATAGGTGGCAAGACGCGGGATCTAGGCATCAAGGTTTCCTTTCACCCAGCTCAGTTTACTGTGCTAGCGAGTGACAAGGACGATGTGGTAGACAGGTCACTAGAAGAGTTTGAATATCATGCGGATATGGCTCGATGGCTTGGCTACGGCAAATCTTTTCAAGATGGCTGCAAGATAAATATACATATTGGTGGTAAAGGCGGTACCTCTACGCTTATAAAAAACCTAGGTCGACTATCTGATGTGGCTAGAAATCTAATCACAATAGAAAATGACGAGTTTAGTTATAGCCTAGATGAGACAATTAAACTTAAACAACATGTCGCATTAGTTTTAGATGTACACCATCACTGGATAAACACAGGCAAATATATCGAACCTGACTCAGACAGCGTTAAGCAGGTTATAGAAAGTTGGCGAGGTATAAGACCTAGTATGCACTATAGTATATCTAAACAATCAGTTTTTGCCGATCATTCGTCAGATGAAAAACCTGATCTTGCACTACTATTAAGTGCTGGCTACAAAAAAACAGCTTTAAGAGCTCATTCAGACGACTACTGGAATCTGGCATGCAATGACTGGATCTCGGGCTTCAGAAAAGACTTTGACATAATGTGTGAAAGCAAGAGTAAGAATTTAGCCTCTATAAAATTGTTAGATTATTTGCGAGGTAAACAATGAACGCAATTATTCTAGGTTGGCTTTTCATAGGATCAGTCGTAAATCTTTTCATACATTACAGAAACGCTGATAAATTTGGCACTGCACTTATGGGTGGACAGCTCAACATACTTGTATTTCTACTTATGGGCTTCACTAATCATATACTTTGGCCACTCGCTCTCTACACCGAACTCACTAGAAAACTCTGACAGATTCGATATTAATACATGAGAGTTAGTGATAAAATTCAGATAGTTGAAAATTTTTTGGCATGCTTGGACAAACTTGTTGAATTTACTCAAGTAGAATCAGATACTGGCATTGAGACTAGTGATCTAGTTCTAGTTCTAAGAATTGGAATTTATATAGATTAAATGCTAGAACAGATTAACCCCGCTGTTCTATCATCGGGCACAACTAATAGGATTTGGTTGTGCCCTCTTTATAAGAGGAATATGCTGCCAGAAGGATCGAAGTCCATAATAAAACTAATATCTTTTCTAGATAATCTAGATTTATTGATTTTTTATAGCGGAAATTCAGAAACACTCATGTGGGAGTTTGCTACTCCCGGAACAAAAATAGGTCAAAAACTGGAGGTACTAGATGCTAAGCTCTACACAGATGAAATATATCGAGCTAGAGAAGAAGAAAGAGGCTTACAAGAAGTTCTTGGAAGAATTAAAGGAGGCTACTCAGGCAGTAGTGAATGAAGTCGGAGTCGGCGGTCATTTTCAAGATGCTGAAGGTACCGTTTATCAGGTTGAAGAATCTGACGGGAAATTCGTGTACTTTGACAGATTCGAAATTAAACGCACGAGACGTAGTGGCGAAAAATCTGGCACACTATCTCTAACAAAAGCAAAAGAACTAGGTTATGGAGTAGCATAGCTTGTTAAATTTCAAACGTTTTAGGAGTTACCATGTCTATTTTTAAAGATCGTGTCTATGAAGAGATGGATGACATATCCAGGCTTATTGAGCCATATCAATGTGGTCTGAACGAAGACCTATCGAAGTTTCCAGATAGGCTAGAAATTGATCCAGATCAGCTAGAGTCTACATGGGGAACAAACGTGCGTGATATAGTTAGAAGATATGCAAAATCTGCGGAGCTCAATGCTCTTTCAGAAAACGTCTGGGACCTAGATCCTAATTTCTTTCAGTTTGAGATAGTTAACTCAGAAGGTGAGCAAACAGATTCACTGCGTTACAATTTTGCTACTAAAGAAATAGACGGCAAAATTTTTCTAGTGAAGAAAATGTTCTGCGTTGAAGACGACGGTGTCATGAACATAATTATTAAAAATGTAGAAAATAAACTTAGCATGTATAATCGTCACGCTGATTCAAAAAGAATAAATGAGATTGCTGATCTATTCAATGCAGAAGAAGTAAAGCAGAAAAGATCAGCCAGTAAAAAAATGCGTTGTCTAAGAAATCATATAGTTGGTCTGATTAAGTCTAAAAAGCTAGACATACGAGATGCAGAGCTTGCCGCTAGATTCAGCAACTGGATAGTGCTCTATGCTAATGATGGAAGTTTACCTGCGCTTGCAAATATTACGAAGCTAAAAATTATGACTCATCAGAATAAACCTATATATTCAATTGATGAAAGGAGCACCGTATGAAGTTTGATGATCGCCTAAAGTCTTTAACAAGTAGTATTGATCCAGGTGCACCTCTTATAAGACTAAAGATGTCTAGTGATTTGAAGACAATAAGAGCAGAGTCGATGCCGTGGTTTCCTCCTGCCGACGATCCTAGTTTTCTAGGTCGATTAATCACTGAGTGTGTTAGACGTACTCAGACTATTAATGGCTATACGATAGATTATGCTGCAACTAAGTCAAATATAACTGAGTCAGTTGTAGATAATTTTTCTCATCTATATACAAGGGTATCTACGAATAAAGAACCAACTAGAACCAAGACATTTAAGGCAATTAAGCAGCTGCAGCGAAAAGCACGTCGCGAAGAAGATATATTCGAAGACTTTTTTGCTATTGCAGAATACAATGATCAGGTTACTAGAGAAGACAGTATTACAAGTGTGAGCAATCAAGTTCATCGTAAAAATATACTCTATTTAATAGAGTCACTAGTGAGGAAGCATGGAAGTGAGAACAATAACTAATGAAATGGTGCTTAAATATGCACCGATGATTGAAAGCTACATGGCTAATTCAGTTAGAAAAAACTGGAACGAGGCCTGTCTAAGTAAAAACAATGATTGCGTAAGCTTAGGCAACAGCGGCTGGACTATGGCCGATATCCGCTCATATCTAATGACGGAAGTTTTTATAGCATTACGCAACTATAGCCCAGACCACAATACGAAAGAGTCTACTTTTGTATATGGCCATCTTAGTAAGCGAGTTGGTTCACTAATGAAAAAACTAACAAATAAATCAAAAGGCTATGGGTTTTGGTCTCTTAATTTAGAGACGGTACTTGGTGAAACTGAATATGATGATTAAGTATAATTGTCATGGAGGGGACATGAAGAAATTTAACAATATACATGAAGCATATCTAGGTGTTCTAGCTGACGTCTATGATAATCCAGATCACATTTGTTCACCGCGAGGTCAGCGAGTCCGTGAGAAGATGTATTATGCCTTTCAGATCGCAGAGCCAAAAAGTGAGACGATAGTTACACATGATGCCGCACGCAACAAGACTATTGCAAGCTATACAGCGAAAGAATGTGGACTCTACAATTCTGGCTCCAACAAAGCAGTCGACTTTGCTGAAGCATCTAAGTTTTGGCTTGATATCGCAAATCCAGATGATACAATAAACTCAGCTTATGGCTATCTAGTTAAGCATAACAAGTCGCATGGCAACCCTAAGTATGAGCTGTTTAATAATCTGCAAGGTCTTATCTCAGATCAGGTGGTCAATTATCTTATTGACAATAGCGGCAGAGTTATGCGAACTCCCTGGGAGTGGTGCGTTGATGCGCTGAGATCTGATAAGGATACACGGCAGGCTATACTGCGTTTTAGCTTACCAGAGCATTTCTATAAGGGTAACAAGGATATGACTTGTACCTTAGACGGCAACTTCCATATCAGGGATGATAGGTTGTTGTTCAGAGTTCACATGCGAAGCAACGATCTTACTTTAGGTCTAGTCTATGACTTGCCGTGGTTTATATCGCTAGCAGAAGATATGATTAAAGAGCTCAGTGATATCTACCCAGATCTGAAGCTAGGTCCATATACACATATGGTTGACTCTATTCATACCTATGACAGAGATGAAGAAAAAATCCTCAAGATGCTAGGAAGGCGATGATGGACGACGCAGTAACAAAAGCCTATATAGATTCAGTAATGGGGGCTAGTGGTGCGAACGTAAATCCAATTATTAGCACTACGGGCACAAGTTCAGGTCACTTAACCATCAATCCAGCCTATTCACTGCATATAGGGCCTGGGTTGTCATCTAAAGAAGAAGTGGAATTGAAAGAACTTCAACTTGAACATGAAAAGCTGTTAAGACAAAAAAGAATACAGATGTTTAAGAACATGCCAGCATCATTTAGGCAGTTTATAGTAGATACCATAAATGTAAATGATTTTGTAAGTAGTCTAAAGTCTGCTACAGTAGATGACTCAGAGCTGGTAGAAAAAATTAGCCAACTTAAGTCTAGAGACTCTAGGTTTCATCTCAGTGGGCATTATGGTGAAGGCATCTACTTGTCTGTTCCATATCAGCTGCTTGAACTTATATCAGTTGAAGAATTAAGGGATGCTCATGCTACTCAGACTCTAGAAGAGGAACTATCTGCTTCGACAGATTCGATAAATAAACATGAATAAAATACGAGATCTTGGCATTAAAAAAAATGACATAGTGCGAATCAAGTTTAAAAACTTGAATTCAATCGTTAAAGAATCTGGTATTACCTTTCAAGACTTAGACGACCACTTGCGATTAAGCTGCAACATGAGAGCCTATTATAGCGGCGGAGATTTTCTGGTTGGCGAAAATTTTGATAAGGAGCTCTACGACCTTTCTTTTGGCGATTGCATTATGGTGCGAAATCACCTTGATCATGACACTAGCTTTCAGGTTTACGATTTTGCAATTGACTCTATAGAAATAGTGGATGATGCTAGGCGATTCATCTCATCAGAGCTTGATTTAATAGTTGTGAGAGTAGAAGACGAATTATTTATAAATGGCAAGCCACTGATAGGCGATGAGCTACAAAAAAAGAAAGATCATAATCGCTATAGCAAGAATGAAGATAAAGAGTATCAAAATGAAAATAGAAAACTACTCAAAATATTTGAGGAGTTTATAGCAGACTTGGCAGTGAGAGATTCAATTGACAGTAGGGGGTCAAAATGAGCTTTATTCCAGATTCAACTCAAAGTCACAAAGACAAAGTTTCACCTAAGAAAGATGACAGTCTAACTGTGGCCAAACCACTGACTCAGTCAGAAGATTTCTGTGCAGAGCTTATGGAAGGCACGATGGATTTCTCTAAAATTATAAATGAGAAGTTTATTGTTGCAGTCAATACTGGTTCTAGAAATAAACCTAATATACTAGCCTCAACAATGCGAGGCCCGTTCGACTTCTATGAGATGGTTGAAACAGTTGGTTGCATGTGGGAGCGCGAGCAACATCATGCGATGGTCTATGCTTTAACCAAAGACTTCAATAAGTCTTCGGCATTTTTAGACGAAGGCACAGTAGATTATATCGAGGCAAATTGGGAAGATATCGTGGCTACTGGAATTCTTGAGGCTGCCCTTTCAGATGACGGCCCAGTGATTCCTGCAGGCCTTATTGAGGCTAATAAAGAGGAAGAATAGTGCTGCTAAACAAGATTAATTTGCTAGACAAAGGTTTTGTGGCGCCCTTATCTTTTGCGGGCGATGGCAGACTGCTGCAGGATCTGCAGGATCATTACTTTAGAGCGAAAACCAACGTTAAACTGCTAGAGATATCTTCTGCAGTTTTAGTTATAAAATGTCCACTTTTTGTGCAGTTAAATCTGTCACAATACGGCCTCAACATTATCACAACCCCCTCTGAGAATGTTGAGGCCTATATTCCTGATGTATCTTCTATAGATGGCGAAACTCTAGAAGACAAGAGTGAGATTGCGAACTATATAAAAATAACAACAGAAGCCTTACTGCTAAATCATAAGGGGATAGTTATGGACGGAGCTTCTAGATTTACAGCTCAGCTACTAACACCAATAACTGTTTATAATGAACTTATAGTGGCGGGTAGGTTGTCAAATTGGGTTTCTTTTCTTAGGCAAAAGAAATTACCAAAAGAAATAGAGAATTATAGAAAAGTCATAGAGGGTATTCTAAGGGTAGAATGGAAGAATCTAGATCAATTCATAAAATAGAGGACAGTATGGACGTGACGCTTTCAGAAGAAGATAAAAAAAGAATTAAAAACGCAGAATATTATGAGCAAAGTAAAACCATAATGAAGTCTTTTGAAGACTACGCTCATGTAAATGTAGGTGAAGTTTATTCGATAGTCTGGATTTCTACAGATAAAACAAGAAACTATGTCAGGCGACATGGCAGCGGCAATAAAACTAAATTCCTAGTTGTTCATAAGGATGAAGGTTTCGTATTCGCAAAAGCAATTAATTCAAGTGGCGGTTTAGGCAAAGACGTGGTCTGCTTAACAATAAGATATCCTAGTCGATCATATGAACTTGAACTAGATGATGCTCAAGCAGAAGCCATAATCTTTTCAAAAGAAAATGACTTTGATCCATTTAAAGAAGGCAAGCAGCTAGCAAAAAAGAAAAATAAAGCTAGAAATCTTAATAAGAAAAAAATAATAGCATTTAGCACTGAACAAGAAGCTTATAATTTTGCAACTAATCTTAAAATCGGCGATACGATATATGATGCAAATACGGCGTTTGGCGAAGCCATTGTTAAATGGCAAATTAAGAATGTAATAATTACGCAGACAGACAAGACTCCGATGACAGACTGGAACGGCAGCGTCTACGCATATGGAAAAACTAACGAAGATCAGATTTATAATAAATTTGGATTTACTGACAAGGTACTCGTAGAAATAGAGGCTCAAGGTGAACTACCTAAACCTCGTCGCTGGATTTCAAGGTCTCGAACGCTGACTATCGAATCTTTCTTGTCTAAGAGACATAGAGACTGGTATTCGTCTAGACCACTAACAATTGACGACGTATGACGCGACCAAGTAAGCTAGAATACTGGATGAGCATGGCCGTAGCAGTGTCAGCTAGATCACATGATGCTGAAACTAAGGTTGGTGCTATTCTTATTAAGAACGATACCGGCATGGTGGTGGCAACTGCGCATAATGGCTTCGTTCGCGGTGCACCAGATCATCTACTGCCCAAGACTCGACCTGAAAAATACGAGTATATGATTCATGCTGAGGATAATCTTATCTCGCACTGCGCTAAGTCTGGCATCTGCATAGATAACTGCACTCTAGTTATAACACTTAGTCCCTGCCAGAAATGCCTTAGACTAATGTGGCAGGCTGGAATAACGCAGGTTGTATGTAGAGATCTGTACAGAGATCATAACATAAACATGAAGGATCTTAGGATTGAACAAGAGACCACGCCGGAAGGCTTCTACAAACTCAGCTACAAACTTTGATAGCTATGAGCACATCTTTGGAACGACTAGAAATAACACATTTAGGTTGTTGATTGTTTTTGCTAAATTAAAAGTCATAGATTACTACGAAATGAACAGTACACTGACTAAAATAAAAAGATATTCATATGAGTTTGATCAAAAAGCAATTGATAATAGTAGGCAGTAATCCTAGCTCTGCGTCACCCGACTGTTCACCTTTTCACCCAACTACAAAATCACGACAGTTTATAGATAAGCTATTCAATGGCAGTGACTATGAGTTGACCTATATAAATCTAGTTGACTATAAAACAGAAGGCAACAAGCCACTTAGTAATAAGGTTATCAAGCTAGAACTAGTCAATATCAAGCAAAAATTTCACGGAATCTTCGATACGAAAATAATCACTCTTGGAAAACAGGCTTCTTACGGTTTAGGTCTAGCTGATATAGAGCACTTTGCTCTGCCTCATCCAAGTGGTCTATGTAGATTCTGGAACGACAGAGCGGCCTCTGAAGCTAAGATACAGGAGATGTTCGTATGGATAGAGTCGCGCTATTCGTAAAAGGTCTGCATAGAACTGAAATGTATTGGCTGCTAGTTAAGCTCGGTATAATAGTTAAATGAATGAAGACCTAGAGAAGCAGGCCGAAAAGATACGCAAGGGCTTTGTCTCTGTCACCGAAGACGAAGACGAGGTGAGTCTATCTTTTCTAGACGAGATAAATCAACTAGTTAGAATAGTTCTCAAAGATGATCCCATAGATGTATATACACTCTTAACTCCAGCCGAACTTGAACGCTGGCGCAAAGCTAAATTTAAGCGTCAGGTTAATAAGATTCTGAGTAAATTTTCATTTCAATTCATATCATATTTCATATTGCTAAGTACAATCACGGGATTTCTGGTGAGTGAAGCCTTGCCTTTCTATGGCGAAGGCGAGATTACAGCAAAGACCTGGCTTCAGGCCATACTGACAGAGGTTTGCTTCATATTCTTATCTGGCTACAGAGCAGATCCAGGTATTCAGAAATGGTTTGTAGGCATTCTTAGAGCATCGATTTTTGCCCTTATGTTGTTTGTGATTACTTCCGAGATCACGTTGAAGGGCACGCGAGATATTGATCAGATTGACAATCTTGCAGATCGTATCGCGCGTCTAGAGAAACAAATAGATTCAATAAACAAAGAGATCGACTACTATAAGTCTATTGACTGGAAATGGCGAATGACTCAAGGTATCAAGAAGCGCGATGAGCTCGAGAAGCAGGTGCAAGAGTTGAAAGAGAAGCAGAGCGAGAGCGGCACTCGAGAAGTTTCAAAACTATTACAATACAAGATCTATGGCAAGGCAGCATTTAGGGTTATCTTACTGATGATATCGGTACTAATAACACGAAGACTGTTTAAGTTTTGATTATATATTTTTTTAAATTTACTATATTATCATAACGCCTGAATAAGGTAACTGATTGAAGAGTATTAGTCCATCAGAAAAAATAATTAAGCTACCGTAAACTGAGCTGTATTTTATTCCAGTCAATGAATTCTGAGATCCAGAAGTTGTGGCTTTTGTTCCAGGTACTACATCTAGGTTGTCGCTAAACGCTGTATCAAATACACCTGATGTGCTTAATTTAGCTATGTGATTAGCATTATTGGCAGTATTTTTAAATTGAGTAAAAAATCCAGCAACATACAAAATAGTACCGACAATTGCAATACCCCAAACAGAGCTATTAAACCCAGAAGTTGTGGCTTTTACTCCAGATACTACGTCTAGATTATCGCTAAACGCTGTATCGAATACGCCTGATGTGCTTAATTTAGCTATATATTTGGCATTATTAGCGGTATTTTTAAATTGAGTAAAAAATCCAGCAACATATAGACTAGTTCCATCAATAGCCATTGTATAAACGGCATTATTAAATCCAGAAGTTGCGGCCTTTGTTCCAGGCACTACATCTAGGTTGTCGCTAAACGCTGTATCAAATACGCCTGATGTGCTTAATTTAGCTATATATTTGGCATTATTAGCAGTATTACCAAATTGAGTAAAACCTCCACCTACATATAGGCTAGTTCCATTAATAGCCATTGTGTAAACGATACTATTAAACCCAGAAGTTGTGGCTTTTACTCCAGATACTACGTCTAGATTATCACTAAACGCTGTATCAAATACGCCTGATGTGCTTAATTTAGCTATGCGATTAGCATTATTAGCGGTATTTTTAAATTGAGTGAATTGTCCGCCTACATATAGACTAGTTCCATCAATGGCTATTGCCCCAACATAATTATTAAAACCAGAAGTTGTGGCTTTTGTTCCAGACACTACATCTAGGTTGTTGCTAAAAGCTGTATCAAATACGCCTGATGTGCTTAATTTAGCTATGTATCTTGCGTTATTAGCAGTATTACCAAATTGAGTGAATTGTCCGCCTACATATAGGCTAGTTCCGTCAATGACTATTGTGAGAACCCTGCCATTAAATCCTATGCCTATATTATTTTGAAATGCAGTATCTAAGGTGCCGTTTGGTAAAATTTTACATATTGATTGAGTTCTAGTTCCGTTGTAAGTAACAGTTCCTATATAGATATTACCATTAGCGTCTACGGCACATGAATCTGCATTACCGGATCCGTATTTATTTTGTATAAGATTTTGAAATACGCCAGAAGTGTTTAACTTTGCAAAACCTAAGCACGCAGAATTTTTAAATGCAAGCATATCTCCACCTACATATAGGTCTGTTCCTTTTATAGCCACACATCTTACAGTGCAAGAACCAACAGTTCCTGTTAGTGAAGTAGGGCTAAAACCAGAAGTTGTGGCTTTTACTCCAGACACTACATCTAGGTTATTGCTAAAAGCTGTATCAAATACGCCTGATGTGCTTAATTTAGCTACACCTCTAGCGTTATTGGTAGCATTAAAGTCGTATATACGTCCACCTACATATAGGCTAGTTCCATCAATGACTATTGCATAGACATCGCCATTCCCAAAAGAGGAGCTGGTTACATTATTACCGAAAACCGTATCAAATACGCCTGATGTGCTTAATTTAGCTATCTTTCTAGCATTAGCAATATTTTTAAATTGAGTAAACTCTCCGCCCACATATAGGCTAGTTACATCAATGGCTATTGTGTAAACCCTATTATTAAAACCAGAAGTTGTGGCTTTTGTTCCAGGTACTACATCTAGGTTGTCGCTAAATGCTGTATCAAATACGCCTGATGTGCTTAATTTAGCTATGCGATTAGCATTATTGGCAGTATTTTTAAATTGAGTGAATTGTCCGCCTACATATAGGCTAGTTACATCAATGGCTATTGTGTTAACAGCACTGTTAAAACCAGAAGTTGCAAATGATTTAGTTCCAGATACTAAATCTAGGTTGTCGCTAAACGCTGTATCAAATACACCTGATGTGCTTAATTTAGCTATATATTTGGCATTATTAGCAGTATTACCAAATTGAGTAAAACCTCCACCTACATATAGGCTAGTTCCGTCAGTAGCTATTGTATTAGTATTACCATTAAATCCTAAACCTGCGTTATTTTGAAATGTAGTGTCTATGCTACCATCCGCTAAAAATTTGACAATATTACCACAATAATAATTAATACCGTTAGGATCAACGAAGCCGATAAATGAGCCAACAACAATAATTGAATCATCTGGTAAAATCAATATGTCTTGTATTTCTAGTGTAGGTCCGTATAGTCCCCTATATTCTGCATTTTGTAATTTGTTTAAAATGGTAGTTGTTCTTTTTTTTAAAAAAGAAAAAGGTTTGGACGACATCTAGCTCTCCATAATTAAACGTTAGAAAGACCAGTTACTGATGACAAATAAGTTTTACTATTTGCCCTAATAAAAGTATACACTGCAGCAGAATTTGCTGCAATTTGTAATGTGCCGGCTTCTTTGTATATACCAGAAGGAAAAGATACCGTAAGGGTCAAACCAGAAGTATTTGTTAAAATTATAGAGATACACTTTCCTTCAACTAAATTAGAGAAAGTGAAAGTGGAACTTAGTGAGATGTCTCTATAGAATATCTCTGATAAACTCCAGTCAATGTCCAGGGCAGAAATTAAAGAAGCAGAGTAGGCTGATCCAACAACTAAATTACCTGATCCTAGTATAGAAGAACCATTTATGGTCTTTATGTTTGTCGCAGAAACGAGAGTGGCTTGCTTTTCCGTATTTAATTCATTAATTGCAGCTTGTACTGTTGTAGACGATATAGTACCAGAAGGTGTGTTAGTGACTGCTGTAGCGTTTAGCGTTTGAAAAGTTTTATCGCCGCGCCAATATTGAGAAGTCGTGCCAGCCGTTATGGTAGCTTGTTTTGTATCCAGTTGAGTCTGAATTGCTGAAGTTACCCCATTAAGATAATCAAATTCTGCATTTGATACTAGGCCTGAGCCAATTTTTGAAGCGTCTATTGTTACTGCTTGAACTGCAGTCGTAAAATCAGATATAGTAGAAGCTAGCTGCGCACCAGTATGAGTTGCCCTATCTCTTAGATTTGCTGCGCTTACATTATCTACATCTGATAAGCCTATATCTGACTTAGTTAATACTACGTCTCCAGTTTGTGTATTTACAGAGGTTACAGCTCCACCACCTCCACTAATAACTAGATCACCTGATCCTAGGATAGAAGATCCGTTTATAGTCTTTATGTTGGTCGCAGAAACTAGTAGGTCTTGTTTTAAAGCTAGCGCAGAGCTATCTGCCTTTAAATCTAGCGCTGTCTGGGTAGCTGTACTAACTGGCTTATCTGCATCACTAGTATTATCTACATCTGATAAGCCTATATCTGACTTAGTTAATACTACGTCTCCAGTTTGTGTATTTACAGAGGTTACAGCCCCACCACCTCCACTAATAACTAGATCACCTGATCCTAGGATAGAAGATCCGTTTATAGTCTTTATGTTGGTCGCAGAAACTAGTAGGTCTTGTTTTAAGGCTATATCTGATTCAAGCACGACTAACTCAGATTGAAGTGTAGCTAATCCTGGCACACTAGGCGAATCTGCGGTTCCGCTTAAATCACCGCTTAATTGTATGATACCTTTTGTAGTAGTTGTAGCGTCAGCCCCACCACCTCCACTAATAACTAGATCACCTGATCCTAGGATAGAAGATCCGTTTATAGTCTTTATGTTGGTCGCAGAAACTAGTAGGTCTTGTTTTTGAGATAGCTGAGAAACAGTGACTGCATCTTGTGCACTTGTACCGTTTATTAAGTTTGTTATTTTACCTAATGTCTGAAAGTTCATTTCAGTATTAGTTAAAACACTACCCCTAGTTCCTGTAGCAGTACCTGTATATAATAGGATGTTGCCAGAGTTGCCAGCAGACGCGTTACCTGAAACAAGCTCAATAGGGCCAGTGCTTTGTGCGGCTCCAGTACGTACAATCGCAGCTCCAGAGCTTGAACCTCCGGTTCCAGATAGCAATCTAGCAGCTCCGGAAACTCCTCCAGTAGCAGGGCCAGAAAAAATATCCACCATTCCAGAGTTTCCACTTACTTGCGCGTCGCCTGAACCAACCTGTACTAGTCCAGAATTAGCTCCAGATGTAAAACCTGAAGCAAGAACGACTCTTTTAGAAGCGGTTCCAGCAAAGGCTCCTAGTTGATCTCCTGATCCTGCATAGAATTGCTTTGGACTACCGTCTTCCATCACGACAGCAAGGTAATTAGGACCCCAAGAAGGAACTCCTATATTTAAGTCAAGAAATTCCGCTGCATTTCCTGAAACAGGATTTACGGTAAGTGTACCTGACATCGTATCGCCAGTCTTACTAACTTTATTGTCTAAGGCATCTTTGATAGGACCATTAGCTGCCAAACTGCTAACTTTTATCTTTTTTGTTTGTGTATTTGCTATGTCTACTACGGGCAGAATGTCATTTGCGCCGATAGATGTGGTCTCTGTTAGTTCACTTATTTTTACGTTAGCCATGTTTCTCCTGTAAAGAAAGAGGTCCTAGGACCTCATTCCCTTATAGTCTCTTTTTAATTTTCTTCTTCTTGACTACTTTTTCCGTGACATCATGCTCATCGCTTTCTGCATCATCTCTTTGATTTTCATCATTAGTTTCTGCATCATCGACTGCTTTGGCGCCATTTTCTTTTTGCGTGCCATTTAACAACCTCTCTAGTAAATTAGACATATTTAAAAACTTTATACTCATAAGTTGCCCTATGACTCAAGGATAGCCTTGATTGCAACAAGGTCTGCGTCTAGCGGATATGCTGCGATTAGTAAATCGATAGCTTGTTCAGCTTTGCTCACCATATCAGCTACTTGCTTACCAAGTGACTTAGAAGCCATACCCTGACGACATACAGCTAGCAGTCCTTGCTTATGCTGACCTACTAAAGACTTATCTTCAGCTTCGACACTGAGTGAGTCAGCTTCGATGATAGCATCGATAGTAGTAATAGCGTCTGCTAATCGCTTGCCAAAAGCTTTGTGCGAGACTGCAGCTCTGCATCTACCTAGCGCTTTCTTGTCTGAGTTTTCTACCATTTCATTCTGTGAGATAGTAGTGAGAACCATAGCTTCGATAGCTAAGATAGCAGTCGCCACCTCAGTTCCGGCTCTCTTGTGTTTGAGTGATGCTCTCATCACTCTTTCTAAACTTGCTTTATGTTGTGCCATATCGTCTCCTTTTGATAAGTCGCTGCTATTAGATCAGCGTCACAACGTTAATAAAACTA